CCGACGTGGCGTTGGAACAACAAACGGTCGCCGCCCCCGCCGGCGCGGGGGCGGCGACCTGAGAGAAGCGGATCGAGCGCCGGCACCACGATAGCGCAACGGTCCGACAAAAAGCGCCCCCGCAGGACCAGACGATGTCGTTGCGCAAGTACCAAGGTCAACTTCGAGACAGGGGACAGCAATGGGTATGAGCACGCACGCCGTCGGATTCAAGCCACCCGACGCCAAGTGGCAGCAGATGAAGGCCATCTGGGACGCCTGCGAGGCGGCAGACGTCGAACTGCCCGACCGGGTGGACGACTACTTCGGCGGGGAGCGGCCCGACCCGGCGGGTGTCGAGGTCAGCGAGGACAGCCTGATCGCGGCGGGCGCTGTTGCGAAGTGGAAGGACGAGTACAGCGAGGGCTACGAGGTCCACGTGGACAAGCTCCCGCAGGACGTGAAGATCGTCCGGGTCTACAACTCCTGGTGAAGGTCAACTCCGTGGGCGTTCGCCGCGCGGGTCCACCACCAGCGGCCGCAGCAGATCATCACGCGGGTCGGACAGCGGTGTCACCTTCGACTGCGCCCAGAGCAGCCCGCCGACTCCGCCCATGATGGTGAGCGTCAGCCGGACCCACGGGAACACCTGCGGCGGCAGGATGTTGAGCGCGTCGGCCGACTCGTTGATCGCGGCGAGCACGATCATGGCGATGCCGTAGATCATCACCGGTCGGGGGCGCGGAAGCGCAGCACGTGCCATGACGGCTCCAAGGGGGACTAGGGCGCGACGATCATGCGCGACTGGATGGCGGTGTAGCCGGCGCGGGCGAGGCGGCGCACCTTCGACCCGTAGCGGATCTGCACCAGCCACGGCAGGCGCACCGTCTTCGCCTTCCGCATCTTCGCCAGCAGGTCGTGAGTGGACGAGTGCGCGTTCGCGCAGAGCGGCACCCGGTTCGCGGGGACGTTCGGGCCGCCATCCGCGGTCGGCCAGACGTGATGGACCTCGATGGGTACGTCGTCGCGGTGCTTGTGCGCCCAGCAGGCGCGGCCCATCGCCCGCGCACCGACCGCCAGCTCGTCCGTCACAGCACCGCCCACCGCTTCTGGTCGTACGTCCCGGCCAACTGCGGCGTCTGCGGGTAGTCGCTCGACGGCAGCAGCCTGCGGATCGCCGCATGCCAGTCCCGGTACCGGGCGCCGTCCGGCAGCCCGGCGAGTGCGCGCAGAGCCACGTACGTGAACGCCCCGTTGGCCCGCCATCCGCCGTTGCCGTCGGGCCACCAGGCGTCGTAGCTGTACTCGTCGTCGCGGCACCCCGTCACCGTCAGCGCCGACGTGCGCGACCCGGTCACCCGGGGCTGCCCGATCTGCCGCGCCCGGTCCAGCCGGTCACCGGTCAGGAACGTGGCCGGCGCCAGGAACCGCACCCGCCGCCCGGGTCGCTCGCCCGCGTCCGGGTCGACCAGCGGCCCGGCGAACCGGTTGACGGTGCCGGAGTGGCAGGAGTCGGCCACGAAGATCAGCCGGGAGCCGTAGGCGCGGCGAGTGAAGATGTCGAACAGCTCGTCGTCGGTGATGACACCATGGTCGAACAAGTCGACCGGGCAGATCGCCTCGTCGCGCTTGTCCGGCTCGTCGCCGTCCAGGTCCGGCACCCACGTGCCGTGGCCGGAGTACGTGATGACACCGGTCTGACCACGCTTTAGCCGCTCGACTACATCCTGCATCGCCTGGCGGATGCCGTCACCGCTGGCCGCGCCGTCGAGCATCGTGTGGACCTCGAACCCGCGCTGAGACAACGCGGCCATCCAGTCCTTGGCGTCATTGACGGCACCAGCCAGGTCGGAGCCGTGGCCGTAGCGATCGATGCCGATTGTCAAGGCGATGTTGGTCAACTCGGCTCCGTTCAGTTCCCCGTCCACGCGTTGGCGAGGTCCCGGATCATGATTGTGGACTGCACTGCGGCAGGGGATGAGCGGCACGCGCCTTGTCGGCCTCCACCTGCGCACTGTTCCGCGCGGTCAGCGTCGCCTGATAGGCCGCGAACAACCCCCGCAACCTCTTCCGCTGCTCAGGCGACTGATCGGCGGGGTTGACGGCCAGCCACAGCTGGCTGGCCGTCTGATCGGTTGCCCGCTGAGCCTCCCGCTCCTTGTTGAGCGCCGGAGCGATAGCGGTCGCGCGCTCGTTGAACCGGACCTGGCACTGAGCCCCCCGGTAGACCTGGCCGAACGCCAGGCCACCCAGGACGAAGCTGCCGACAGCGACGACCCGCACCGCCCAGTCCAGCCACCGGCTGACCTTGTCGTCACGGCCGTAGCTACGGCCCGCACCGCCCGGACCGCCCTCGCCGCCACGCCCGCCGGGTTCGCCGCTGTCGCCCCCACCGCGGCCTCCGGCGCCGCCGGAACCGCCCTCGCCGCCACGCCCGGTGTCTTCGCCGGGCCCGCCCTGCTTACCGGGATGACCCGGCTCGCCGGGGTTACGAGGCTCCGTTGCCGCCATTACCCCTCCGCCTGATCTGCCCGAAGAGGGCGAAGAACACGGCGCCCGGCAGGCCTATCCATTCCAGGCCTACCTGTTTGTCGCGGAGAACAGCGCTGCCGATGTAGACCGCCCACACCGCGGTCACGACCAACATGACGATGGCTTTCAGCCGGAACAATGTCATCCACGCCGCCTACTCCTTTACCCGACCCCGGTCACGCCGGCTGCGCGAGCAGCGCGCCCACCGCGGCCGCGTCGTCGCCGAGCACCGCCCGCAGCAGGGCGGCCTTCTCCGCCGCCGGCACGCCCGGGTCGGGCACCTTCGCCCACACCTGCTCGTCGACCTGGCCCACCTGCCCGGCCAGCGCGTCGACCTTCGCCTGCGTCTTGACCTCCACCTCGCGGATGTCGGCCAGCCAGGTGTCGCCCCGCCAGAACGCGTTGGTCTCCCCGGCGGGGGATGCGATCACGTCGTCGGTCCGCCACACCGCCTGCGCGACCAGCTTGCGGCCGTCGGCGGAGGCCAGGAAACTCTTCAGCTCGGCAAGGGTCATGTCGTCCTCCAGGTAGTCGGCGACACTCTGGCCGCGCAGGATGGACAGGGTGGCCTTCGCCGCCTGCGGGTCGTTGACGTAGCGGCGCCGCCAGTCCATGTGAATGTGCCACTTGTGGTCGTCGGTGGCGGTGTAGACGTTGCCGGTGACCCAGTCGTAGCGGCCCGCGGAGTCGTTGCCGTCCCACCCGTTGTGCGAATTGATGTACTTCGCGCGCGGGTCGGTGGCGCGGTTGCGGAACACGGCGACGAGACGCCCGTGGCACACCTTCATGTCGGCGAGGCCGAGGTTCATGTCGATGGCGGCTGCGCAGTCGCGCGGCCAGTCGCCGGGCGGGGCGGCGTCGTCGCGGCGCACGACGCTGTAATTGGCCGGGTCCACCTGATCCATGATCGAGATGTGGTAGCCGCCGCGCAGGGCGTGGCTGGTGTCGCCGACGATGCCCGAGAACGCCGCCGAGTCGAACAGGCGCTCCCACTCGTCGGCGACGCCCTGCAGGGTCGCGGTGGCGCGGGTGGTCATAGGCACGCCTCTCAGGTTCTTATTCGCGTCCCGCAGCCCGGCGACGGGCCTTAGATGCTCGGCGAGTCTCGCTGAAGCAGATACGACACCGACGGCGGCCTTGATCCATTAGCAGGTTATCCCCGGCGTAAGGATGACCTTTCGGGCAGTGAGTCTTCAGCCCCTGGGTTTGCCACGACTCACCGCGACGGACGTTCTCCAACCGCGTGACCGCTTCAAGGTGCGCGGGATTCACGCAGAGTCGGACCCGGCAAAGATGGTCTAGATCAAGGCCATCCGGGATCGGACCCATCGCCTGCTCGTAGGCCCAGCGGTGCGCTGGCAAGGGCTTGTGGTTTACCGAGAACCACCCGTAGCCGCCACCGGCTATTGATGCCGTCCACAGCCAGCACGGTCCTAGCTCAGGACGATAGGCCGATGCGCCACCATCCTTGTTGACCTTTGGCCAGAACCGTTCGGCTGCTGACAGGGTACGGCGAGGTGGCTTCTCGGTTGATCCGTACTTCTTCATGCGCCAGTTGTGCGTGGCGCACAATCCGCGCGCGTGAACGAAATACCGGCAGCCAGCGATTGAGCACGTAGCATCGCCCATGTGGGCACCTCCTGCAAGGTGGTCACCAGACCCCCGGCGACTGTCATCGCGCGGGGGTCAACTTATGGCCATTTTAGCAGGTCAGGCGGCATATACTCTGCCGGGCGCCGTCCTCGGCGGACGTGCTGCGCTCGGCCCCGGCTACCGGCAGGAGTGGGCACCTCAGGCGGGCGCGTAGCCCCAGAAGCCGGACACACCGGCACCGCAGATCCGCAACTCCGGCGCATCCACCGGCGCCGACCAGTAATCCGTGCGCACCCGCAACCGCAGCCCCGCCGCCAGGTAGCCCTGCGCCGGGACGAACTGGTGGGTGTTGGAGTACCACACGGTGTCGCCGGTACCGTGCGACTCCCGCTCCAGGATCGGCCACTCGGCCGCCTGCCGCTTCGCCACGATGTTGTCCACCCCGTCGGTCTCACCCGCCAGCAACGCCCGGGCGGTATAGAACTGCAGGTGCGTCGCATAGCTGGCCACCCCGCCCTGCACCATGAGGAACGCGGTCAGGTCGTAGTACAGGCCACGGCCGTCGGGGGCTTTCAGGATCGACCAGCCGCCCGGGGAGTGCATGCCGTCCGGGTCCGTGATGTCCGTGTCGAACGGCACCGTGATCCAGATCTGGTCGTCGCCGCGCGACACCGGCACGGCGACCGTCGCGTCGGCCCAGGGGCGCCAGCGGTAGGACAGCTCGATGAACCGGGTCAGCAGCGGCGTCTCAGGCGTGGGACTGGTCATCGCGGGTCCTCCCGACGTTGGGTTTACGGTGTCGGCATGGATGACCTGATCGCGTGGCTGCGCGCCTGCCTCGATGACGACGAACGGGTGGCGCGACAGGTCATGGCCGAGCCGGGTGGCTTCTACCTGGAAGCCGAGACCGACGACACGAACGTCATGACCATCGGCGCGCACGTCTACCGCTGGACGCCGAAGCGCGTGCTGGACGAGATGGACGCCAAGCGGCGGATCCTGGACCTGCATGAACACGTACCGGCAGCACCCTGGGGCCGCACCGACGTCACTGAAATCGGCTGCACCATCTGTGCCTACCGCCAGGATGACGTCATCGGGAAGGGCTGGTGCCAGACGGTCCGGCTGCTCGCCCTGCCGTACGCCGACCGTGAGGGTTACCGCGACGAGTGGAAGCCCTGAGTCACAGGCCGATGAGGATGGCGTGGCGGCGCCGGAACGTACCCGTACCGGCCGTCACCCGGTACTTCAGGGTGACGACGTTGCTGCCCGCGGTCAGGCCGGTCAGCCGGCGCACGTCCGCGGCCCGCACGTCCTGGTTGCCCGCCGACGACTGCTCGAAGTTGAGGCTGTTGTCGTCGTCCGCCGCGACCGAGGACGCACCGGTGACAGCCCAGCCGACCACGCACTGTTCGTTGGCGCCGCTGTTGGCCATCTGCGCCGCGTACATGAGGATCGCCTTGTCACCGGTCGTCGCCGTGATCTGCGGGCCCGTCGTGGCCAGATCGTCGAACGTCGTCAGGGTGCGGGTCTCCTGCGTGTTGACCGTGGCGGACAGCACCGGCCGCTGCGCGATCGAGTTCGCACCCGTCGACACGAAGATGCTGCCCGCCGTCGACGACTTCGCCGGGGCCGTCTCCAACAGGTTGTCCCGCACACCGGCGTTGTGCTGCGCGGCCGTATAGGGCGCATTCGCGGCCGCGGTAAACGGCGTCGTCCAGGCGATGGCTACTGCCCTCCGATCGCGCGGGCCGGGCAGGCGTCGATGATCAGCGGCTCGTCCAGCAGCCGCAGCCGCACCTCGTCGCCGGACGCGTCCAGCACCAGCCGCGACGCGGCCGCACCCAGCTCCGGGGTGGATGCGTGGCCGATGCCGTGGGCGAGGTTCTCGACGAGCAGGTGGTTGATCGGCTCGGCCGGCTCCCAGTTGCGGGTGATCGGGTCGGGGCGGGCGGCGAGCAGCTCGGTAATCAGCGCCGTGTCGGCGGGCCAGACGACGTCGCAGGCGGCGCCGCAGTCCCAGCAGATCATCCCCTGCTCGCCGGGCTGCAATTCCAGCGCCGACCGGCAGTACGGGGCCGGGCAGTCGGCGAGCCACCTCCCCCAGTTCACCCGGGCATACGCCACACCCGGCACGGCAAGATCGCTCACGCTTCCTCCTGCTCGGGGAACGGTTGGGACTGCCCGGACGGCGGGTAGCCGGCCAGGTCCGCGGCGGCCTGCGCCGGGTCGGCGGGCCACTGCAAAGTCGTGGTCTGCCCGCACACCGACTTCCCGGTGCACGCGAACGACGACTGGCCGAGCTCCACCGTCATGGCGTTGCCGCAGCCGGGCGTCGGGCAGTCCGCCACCCATCTCGCCCAGTTCAGATAGGCGATCGCCGCCACCGGACCTCCTAGTGAACGAAACAGCCCTGGTCGAATCCGTGGCCGGCGACGTCGAACTGGAACATCGTCGCCGGGTCGTCGACGCCGGTGCCGGTGAAATTGCCCTGGTCGAAGCCCGCGCCGGTGACGTCGAACGTGAACGGGTTGCTGGTCGGCACGGGGGCTTTCTCCAACCCGAAGGTGGTGCGGTGCTCGAGTCCGCCCTGGCCGATGGAGTGCTGGATCTGCTCGATGAAACAGTCCGCGTCCAAGCCGATCTGAGTGAGCACCACGTGCACCCGGTCGCACAGGTCACGGGTCAGCTGCTGCAGCAGCCGGGTGCCGTTCGCGTTGACCATGGTCACGCTGACGGTGGGCACCCGGCCGGCACGTTTACCGAGGATCAGTTGCTGGATCGCCTGCGCGTCGTACACCGACGCCCACACCGGTTCGAGGGCGGCCGGGGCGCTGCGCCGGCCGTAGCTGGCGATGCTGGTCGTGTCCTCACCGGACACGACCGCCGTGGCGGACTGCAGCGCCGTCGCCCGCACCTGCAAGCCCTCCACCACCGCCGTCCCGCCGATCGCGGTGACCGCGATCGCCGCCGACTGGCCGGAGGTGCGCGACAGCGTCACCGTGACGCTGCCCGCGGCGGTGGTGTAGTCCACCCCGTCCGCCGGGGTGATGGCGTCGAAGAACGCTGCGCCCGACTTCACGGCCAGGGTGACCGTGTCGGACGCGGCGACGACCAGGCGGGTCGGCGCCGTCCAGATCACCGACGGCGCCGGGTCCGGGGTGCGCACCGTCACCTCGAAGTCGATCGAGTTGACGATCTCCTTCCAGCCGTGGTTGTAGACCGCCGGGGTGGACAGCACCGGCTCGGTCGCGCCGCCCGAATACCAGGTCGACTGCACGGTCAGCGACGCCGACCGGGTCAGCCGGTGGTGCCGGTCCCGGAACACGATGTTGCCGGCGCCGTCGCAGGTGATCAGCGCCGGCGGGCCCTCCGACGCGACCAGCTTCATCGCCGCCTCGAAACAGTCCTCCGCGTCGGCCCACCACCACGGCATCACCGTCGCGCCGGCGTCGATGTCCCGCAGTGCCGTCGGCCAGCCCACCGCGTCGAGGAGCCGGTGCAGCGCCTCCCCGGTGCGGATCCCCGAATACAGCTCGGTGGACACCTCGGCCCCGCGCAGCCGGCCCAGGGCGTCCAGGCAGGTGACGTCTATCGACCGGTCCTCGATGTTGGGCTTCAGCGTGAAGTCGTCGAACTGGCCGCTGAAGATCGGATAGTCGACGCCGGCCAGCGTGCCCTTGATGTAGACGCTGCGGCCGGGCAGCACCTTGCCCGCGAGCGGCGAGCTCGTGTTCTCGCTGCTGTAGTCGCGGGAGATGTTGTTCAGCTCGAGATTGACCTCGGCCGGGGATGTCGGCGACATCGCGCGGGCCTGGTCGCGGCCGTACCGCACGACGATCGGGGTGCGCCCGTCGAGCACCCGGGAGCTGACGTCGTCGCCCGTGTCGGTGAAGGTCCCGCTGTTGGACCAGTCGACGTAGACCTTGTAGCCCGCCCTGCGAGGCAGTGGCGGGCCGAGCGTGTTGACGTTGTCGATCTCGCCGAAGTTGTTCGTGCCGTCACTGCGGTGACACTCGAAGCCCAGGTTGACGTCGGTGGCCGCGGTCAGCCAGGCCGGCGCGGCCAGCGTGCGGCGGGTCGTCCAGGCGAGCCCGTCCGGGGCGCTCTGGAACAGAATGGTGGCGCCGGAGCGCAGGATCCGGAACCAGGCGTGCGTCGCGGCGTTGTAGACGATCGGGGTGGCCGTGACGTCGGAATAGCCGACCCAGTTGACGCAGGAGAAGACGCCGGCGACCTGGTTGATGAGGAAACCGACGGAGGTTCCGGCGGCCTGCCCCGCGGAGTGCAGCAGCATGGTCATGTAGCACTGGCCGGTCGCCGAGGCCGGTGCTGGCGGGTAGACCCGGCAGTAGACGTCGTCCCACGTGTACGACGTGGCCGTCCCGAATCCGTTGAAGCCGGTGTCGCAGGCGATCTGGACGCGCCCGCCGGTCTCCGACACGGTGCCGTAGTTGCCCGCCCACAACCCGGTGTTGATCGAGTTGTTGTCGAAGTTGTCGATGATGCTGCTGGTGGCCGGCATCAGATCCGGCCCCGCGCCTTCAGCTTGTCGACCACCCCGGTCACCCACGTCTCCAACTCGTAGCGGCTGCCGACCGGGCCGGAGAACTGCAGGACGACGGTCGTGTTCTGTCCGCCGCCGCCGGCGGCGGACATGTGGCGCTCCGGGACGACCCGCTCCCGCTGGTAGTTCTCACCGAAGGAGTAGGTGCGCCCGGACGCGCCGACACCGTAGATCGGCTCGGTGATGTCGCCGCCGCCGGACATGGCCACGTGGTCGTGGGCGTTGCCGCCCGCGAAGTTGTGCTGCCGGTAGATCGCCCCGGTGTAGGTGTGGCGGCGCCCGTTGAGGATGTTCAGGTCGTTCCAGGGGGTGATCAGTTCCTTGATGCGGCTGAAGTACCGGGCGTTGAACCACTCGGCGAGCGGCCGAGACGGCGGGTAGTCCACGGCCCGGCCGAATCCGTGATAGGACAGGTTCCCGCTCAATGTGCGCGCGCCCGGCCGGTAGTCGGAGATGACCCGCATCCCGGGGAACGCCGCCCGCACGGCCGCCTCGATCCACCGGTACGTCATCCCGCCGGCCGGTGGGCCGACCGCACCGGCGACCTCCGCCGGCGACGGGATCCGGGTCATGCCCGCGGTCACCGGGAACGGCCACGTCACCCGGCCGCCGCCCGCATAGCCGGGCGGCAGGGCGCCGTGCTCGTTGGCGTAGTCCAGCAGGCCCGGGTGCTTGGCTTCGATCCTGCGGCGGGACGTCTTCTTGATGACCTGCTCGTCGGCGTGCACGACGCCCGCCACGTCGTGGGTGTCGCCCGGACCGGTCCAGCCGCCCCGGTCGTAGCCGGCGAACATCCGCCGGGCCGGGGCGGGCAGCTGGGTGCCCTTCTTCAGCGCCGCCTGCACCTGCGACAGCAGCGCCAGTTTCTGCCCGGTCGGGGTGTAGTTCGTGACCGACACCTTCGTGGCCACATCCGACGGCATCCGGCCGTAGGCGGCGATCAGCCTGTCGACCTGCGCCTTCGTCAGGCCCGACTGGCGCAGCGTCTTCTTCAGGTCCTCGATGTAGCCGTCGTACGTCTTCGACGCCGCCTTGACCGAGCCGGTCTCCTCGTACTTGGCCTGCGCAGCCTCGGCCGCCGCCTGCGCCGCGTTCCCGACCGCGATGCGGTTCTTCAGCGCGGACGCGCTGTTGCCGTCGATGGCGAGCTTGTTGTCCTTGAAGGACTTGGCCACATCGTCGATGGTGTTCTTCGCCGCGAGGGCGGCCTTGTCGCTGGACAGCATCGCCCCGTGCAGCTGGTTCCACACGTCGGTCATGGTCTGCCCGGCCTCGATCGCCGCGTCGAGCGCGCTGGTCATCGTCGTGGCGTTCGCCTGGGCCGAGCCGAAACCCTTCGCCAGGCCGGTATTCGCCGTCGCGGCTGACGCTGCCGCCGCCGTGTAGTCCGGCAGCATGCCGGTCAGGATCTTGAAACTCTCGGAGGTCATCGATCCCGACGCGGCCAGCTGGTCCAGGAAAATCTTCGCCTGCGAAGCGCCCCCGGCCTTCACCAGCTCGGCCAGAGCTAGGTTCAGATCCGTGATGTCCTGCACGGCCTGCGGGTCGACCGGGTTCCAGTTCGCGGAGGCTTCGGCGGCCGTCAGCCCCGCCGCGTAGTCGGCCTGCGCCCGGGCCAGGTCGTTCATGCCCTTCGTCACCGACGACACGTCCTGGCCGATCCTCTGCAGCTGCGCGCCGTAATGACTGGCCAGTTCGCCGGTCGCCGTGCCGGTCGCGGCGAAATCCTTGATGGAGGCGGTGAGCGCGTCGATGTCGGCCTTGACCGGGGCGTGTTTCGCCTCCATCCAGTCGCCGAACAGTTTGAAGCCCTCGAACAGCACGCCGATGCCCAAACCGGCGACGCCGAGCGTTCCGGCGACCCTGCCGATCCTGCCGATCATCGTCACCGCCGCCGCACCCTTCGGACCCATCCCGGAGAGCGCGTCGGTGAACTCGGTGACGGTCTTGCGTGCCTTCAGCAGGCCGGTCGCGCCGAGCAGGCCGGCACCCGACAGCGCCGCCAGCCACACCACGCTCTGCTGCACCCAGCTGGGCAGGTTCGAGAACCCGGTGACCAGCCCGTTCAGCGCCTGGGCGAGGCTGCGCAGGCCGCCGTTCGCGCCGGTGCCGGCCTGGATGGCGAGGGTCTCGATCGAGCCCTTGAGCCGTTCCAGGTCACCGGCCAGGTTGTCCGTCTTAATCCGCGCCGTCTCCGCCGCATACCCGGAGTCGTTCGTCTTGTTGATCCAGGTCTGGATGCCCTCAGCGCCCTGCTGGTACAGCACCGACGCGGCGCGGGTGGCGTCCGACCCGAAAATCTGCGCCAGCGCGTGGTCCCGCTCCGCCTGGGTCAGCCCGCCCAGCTTGTCCTTCAACTGCCCGGCCAGGGCGGTGATCCCCACGAAGGCGCCCTGCGCGTCGTAGGCGCTGATACCCAGGTCCTCCATCAGGTCCTGGGTCTTACCCGACGGCGCCTGCAAAGCCTGCAGCATCGTCTTGAAGCTGGTGCCCGCGTCTGAGCCGGTCATCCCGGCGGACGCGAACGCGGCCAGGGTGCCGGTGGTGTCCTCGATGCTCAGGCCCGTCTGGCCGGCGATCAGGCCGACCTGGTTCAGGGCGGCGCCCATGTCGGCGACCGAGCCCTGCGCCTTGCTCGCGCCGGCGGCGAGCAGGTCCGCGACGTGCGGCAGGTCCTTGCCCTGCAACTTGAACTGCGTCATCGCCGACGCGGCCAGCTCCGCGGCGTCACCGACGCCGATCTCACCGGCCGCCGCCAGGTCCAGGGCACCTCTGAGTCCACCGCCGAGGATGTCCGCCGTGGTCACACCGGCCTTGGACAGCTCCTCGATGCCCTTGCCCGCCTCGGTCGCCGAGTACTGGGTGTCCTTGCCGGCCTGGATGGCGGCCTTGCGCAGCAGGTCCATCTCGGCCGTGGGCGCGTGGGTGGCCGCCGACACCGCCGACATCTGCTTGTCGAAGTCGGCGGCCATCTTCACGGCGACACCGGCCACCCCGAGCAGGCCGACACCGAGCATGGTCGCCTGGTGGGTGACCTTGTCGAGCTTGCCGGCCTTGGACGCCTTGTCCAGTTCACCGGTGAAGCCGAGGGTGGTCTTGCCCGCCTCGCGCATCTTGCGGTTGTAGTTGGCGGTTTCGGCCTCGAGCTTCACGCCGACGGTCCGCATTCAGCTCACCGCCTTCCGCATCGAGATCCGCCACAGCCGGGCCGGGGCGTCCGGGTTGTCCTGCGCGCCGTCGGCCTTGGCCCGCTGCGCCTCGAGCAGCGCCGCGCACGCCCGGCACGTCGTCGACCGGGCCGAGTACTCGGGTCCGTCGTCCTCACGGGTGGTGGTCTCGGCGACCGGGTAGCCGCACCCGCCCGGGCACAGCGACGACCGGTACACGGCCAGGGCGACGATCTCGGCGACGTCCTGCTCGGTGTAGCGGGGCTCCCGGGTCGTCACCGACCGGATCAGCCGGTTGCGCCGGTCGTAGAAGTGCCGGGTGGTCTCGGCGGGTTCCCGGCCGTCCAGTTGCGACGGGGGGACGCCTTGCTGGACGGCCGCCTCTACTCGCTGCCGGAACGCTTCTTCACGAACGAGGCGGCGCGCGAGAAAGGGACGTCGATGGCCCCGGCGTTCAGCACCCACGCCGTGTAGGCCAGTTCCTGGAACTGGTAGTCGGTCAGCAGCCCGTCCTCGACGGGTTCGCCCGCCGCTTCCCGGCGGGCACGCTCGGCGTCGTCGTCGCCGAACAGCTCACGCCAGTCGTCGTCGTCCAGCGCCGGCTCGACCACCGCAGCCCGCAGCAGCGCCGGGTAGAACGTCTCCCGGTTCACCCCGAGCGCGGCGTCCTCCTCGAGGGGGTTGCCGTCCTCACCGCGGCGCGGCGGGTGCGCGTTGCGCAGTGCCCGGAACTTCGGCCCGCCCAGCGCCCGCACCCGGAAGTTGTCGGTGTGCTCACTCATCTGCGCCTGCAAGGCTTCGATGCGCTCGACCAGCGGCTGCGTGCCGGCACCTTCGAGGGAGTCGTCCGGCTGGTCCTGCAGCCGTTTCAGGGCCCGGTCGGCTTCCTCCCACTCGGCGACCAGGTCACCGCGCAGGCAGATCGGCACCGACCGTTCCGCGGCGCGGAACTGCTTGAGGCGGGTCTTGTAGGTGCTCACTTGCCCACCACTGCGATGGTGACGGTCTCGGTCGCCACATCGGCATAGCCGACGATGTAGTCGCGGCCCTCTTCGTTCTGTCGCTTGCGGACCACGGTGATCATGCCAGGCTCGATGAACACGGTCTTCAGAGTCCTGATGTCCGGGTCGAGGCCCATAACGGTCAGCGCCTCACGGAGTTGGTCGAGGGTGACCCGGTGTGCGTCTTTACTCACGGTTTCTCCCGTCCCGATGTCCCGATGGAAGTGCGCGGCCGGCGTCGGGACGGCGCCGGCCGCGCACGAAAAAACCCTCCACACCGGGAGGGCCGTCGAAGGTGGATAGGGACTACGCGACCGCAGCGCGGATCGTCGGCTGGCCGGTCAGCTTCACCGGGATGTCGAAACGCTCCGGCATGTTGTCGTCCTGGTCGAGCCACGACGTCTCGGAACAGATCACCGGGAACACCGCCAGGGGCTGCGCCGACGCGAACGCCGTCGCCGCCGCGAGGCTCTTACGGCGGGTCAGGAAACCCGCCACGTCCGGCAGCAGCGTCGCGTACACGGTGTCCGTGCCGCTTTGCTTCTTGAACCGCAGCTTCGGGCCGTTCAGGCTCCGGCGCCCGTTCGTCGCCGTGTCGAACGTCGACTCGATGCTGGAGGTTGGCGCGTCCGCGGTGTCGACCTGGAACCCGGTCGCGCCGTCCTTGGTCATGAACTGGCTGATGCGGATACCCGCGTTCAGCTCGATCGTGGTGGGCGCGGCCTGGACGGAGATGGCGGGAACCCAGTCCCAGCGCTCCTTGCCGTCGCCGATGATATCGGGCAAATCGGTCTCCTCAGCTCTTGTCGCCCGCGGCGACGGACTTCGGCTTCTCCGCCTTCACGGCGGGAGACTCGGCGGCCGGGAACACCGCAGGCGCCGCCGGCTGATCGCGGTTGAACGGGTTCGGCGGCTCGGCGGGCGCGCCGGGCATCCAGCCCTTCGCCTTCCACGCCGTCTCCAGGACCCCGGCGGGGAACGCCGCCGGGTCGGCGATGCCCTCGTGGCGGCACCACACCATCTCGGTGCCGGCCGGCTCGCCGGCCTCGACCCAGCCGAGGCCCAGCCACCGGTCACGCTCGGCGGCACCCTCGACGAGGGCCTTGCTGCCGGTGTCGTCGGCCATCCAGTACGTGGTCTTGCCGGACATCGCGGTCACCCCTATGCCTTGTAGATTTCGTACGTCATGCCGGTGATCGACGAGAAGTTGACGGTGGCGACACCGGTGGCCAGGTTGATCGCGGACAGTGGCACGAGGATTTCCCGGTTGCCGGTCGCGGGCGTGGCGAGGGGGGTGACAGTGCCCGGGTTGCTCTGCTGGGTGAAGTTGGGATCGAGCACCGACACGTTCGTGAGGGTGCCGGTGGTGATGATCCGCATCCGCATCCCGGTCGCGCCGAAACAGCCGGTGCCCAGGAACGTCTCGGATGTGGTCGGTGTGATCGGGACCGGCGTGGTGAGTGCGCCCGCGGAGACGGACGGCGCGGTGGACTGGAGCGCCATGCGGCGCACCCCTTTCTGTCAGTGCGTACACACATGGTTTACGCAGGTCATCGCGTACAATGGACGCATGGCCGAACAGTGCTCAGACTCCGAATGCGAGCGCCCAGCCGACGCGCGCGGCATGTGTCCGATGCACTACCGGCGCTGGTATCGAGCGCTCGGTCGTGGTGGTCGCCATTTACGGCTCGCGCCGATGGACCGCTTCATGAGCAAGGTCGACAAGTCCGGACCTGTGCCCGACTACCGGCCCGACCTCGGGCCATGCTGGCTATGGAAAGGCCACATCGGCGAGACCGGCTATGGTCGGTTCACTGTCGGAGTAGCCATTTCGCGCAATGCGCATCGATGGCTCTGGGAACAGGTCAATGGTCCGGCGTCGTCCAAGCTGCACACTGATCATCTGTGCCGGGTGCGACGATGCGTCAATCCAGATCATTTGGAGTTGGTGACCCACTCCGAGAACATTCTCCGTGGCGCACATCCTCGCCCCAACTCGTTCAAAACGCATTGCCCGCAGGGTCACCCGTACGACGAGGCGAATACGTACTGGAGCGTGAAGGGCGCTAGACGAAGCTGCCGGGCATGCGCTCGCGAACGGAACCGACGTCGGCGCGCTAACCGGGAATAGATCTCAACACATACTGGTCGATCTGGTCCATGGTCAGCACGCCGGTGGACTCGTCGCGCTGCGGCGGCATCCCCGACTCCCGGATGATCGGCCAGCACGACCGGCCCGCGACCGTCGGCCGCACCGCCACCAGCGCGGTGCGCGCCAGGTCCGCCATCTGCCGGGCCGCCTGCGCGTTACCGCCCACGCAATGACACGTCGCGGTCATCTCGAACCGCCACGCGTTCGCCTCGAAGTCGAACTCCGGGTCGCTGGAATCGAAGTAGGCGAGCACATACGGGTTCGTGCGCGGATCGGTGCCGTCGTCGACCCGCCCGTCGAACACCTTCCGCGGCGGCGCGACCACGGCGTTCAGCAGCGCCAGGACGGCCGCCGCGTGCTCGTCGATCACCGCCGGTCACCGATCGCGTCGACGGCCACCTTCTCCAGGAAACCCAGCCACACCGGGACCTCCTTGTCGGCGGCCGGGCGCCAGTGCGGGATCGGCGCGCTCGTAGGGCTGCCGTTCTCGACCCAGACGTCGAGCTTGCCCTGCGGCCGCTCGTGCTCGGCGCCGACCTCACCGACGACCAGCGAACCCTTCGTGGTCACGTCGTACGTGAACGAGCGGGCCAGATGCGGCAGATGCGAATGACCGCGGACCCGCCGCTGCGCGTCCTTCTTCATCATGTTGCACGCCATGCCGGTCACCTTCGCGACCTGCCTGGTGATGTCCGCGCCGGCGCGCTCCAGGTCGGCGGCCAGCTCGTCGAAGCCGTACTTCTCCACCCTCATGACGTGATCTCCAGAACCGTTACCCGACGCGCGGTCAGGTGCGTCTTGCGCAGCACGTCGCGCACCGTGAAGACCCTGCCCACCAGGTCGGGGTCACCCGACGCGGTGATCGCGATCTGGTCGCCCTCCCGCAACCCGGTCACCGACATCGGCAACTGCACCTCGTGGCGTTCGACGATCACGTACGCCTCGGCGGCGTCCTGACCCTGCCGGGTCGCCGCCCGGGACTGCACCCGGCACTTGCCGGTGTACAGCGTCGCGTGGGTCGGGGTGATGACACCGCCGGACGTGGACTCGCCCGACTTGCGCTTGATCACACAGGTGTCGGTCATGCCGGCTTCAGCGGCGGCCCGGCCGCGGGCGGACACCGTCTCTCGGGACATCGCACCTCCCTATGGCCGCGGGGTGATCCCGGTGTACGGGCGGGCGGTGATCCCCGCGCCGGGCCGGGCCGTGGTGCCCGAGTTCGGCCGGGCTGTCGTCCCGGTATTCGGGCGCGCCGTCGTCCCGGTGTCCGGCCGGTACGTCACGTACCGGATCCGCACCGACGCCGGTGACGACCCGGCGCGCAGCCCGGCGGGTGCGTCCGGGATGGTCGAGTCGGCCGACGCCAGCACCCCGGCCGGGGACGTGCCCAGCCGGATCCCCGCCGGCGTGTCCACGGCGAACGCCGAGAACACCGCCGTGGCGGTCGACGCTGCGAGCCGCACCCCGGACGGGATGTCGCCGGCGAGCGTGGCGTAGGTGACCGTGGCAGGACTCGACCCGGCGCGGACCCCCGACGCGACGTCGGCGGCGAACGTGGACGACCCGGCGGCGCCCGGCGACTCGGCCAGCCGGACCCCGGCGGGAGCGTCGGCGACCAGCACCGTGACCGTCGTCGCCGCCGGGGACACCGCCGCCCGCGTCCCGGACGGGGTGTCCGCGAAGACCACGTCGAAGACGACCGTGGCGGCACTGACCCCGGCCCGCAGGCCCGCCGGGGCGTCCGGGACGAACGTCGACGACCCGGCCGAGGCGGGACTCTGCGCCAGCCGCAAGCCGGCCGGCGTGTCCGATGTCAGGACGTCGAAGACGACCGACGCCGCAGACGCACCCAGCCGGGCACCGTTCGGGGCGTCCGGGATCAGGACGACGGTCGTGACCGTCGCCGGGGACTCCGCTGCCCGGACGGCCGACGGCGTGTCCGCGACGGCGGTGGCCGGGCCCGCCGTGGCCGGGGACTCCGCCAGCCGGACCGCCGAGGGGCTGTCGGCCACCAGCGCGGCGAAGGCGACGACGGCGGGCGACTCGGCCAGCCGCGGCCCGTTGGGGCTGTCGGCGACCACGACGTCCGAGACGACCGTGGCCGGCGACTCCGCCGCGCGCACACCGTTCGGGGCGTCGGCGGCCGTGACGTCCACCGCGGGGGCGCCCGCCGCGTTCTGCCATTGCGCCTGGTTGCGGAACGCCAACTGCAGCAGCAGGTACGGCGGCAGCGCCCGGGGCGCCGAGCCTGCGACGGCGGCGGGCCGCAGCGCCCCGAGCCAGCCGGCCATCGTCAGCGCGCCGAGTGATGCCGTCCAGGTGCGGGTGCCGGTCGCCCCGAACAGCGCCTGCGCCTCATGGGCCTGCGCGGTGCGCTTGCCCGCGTTCTGGAACTCCTGGGTCATGCTGCCCGGCGCGGTCAGCGTGGCCGACGTGTCCGCGTCGACGCCGGCCCCGGAGACCAGCAGGGCGCCGTCCGTGACGGTGGTGATGCCGCCGATCGCCAGCGGTGTGGCGGAGGCCGTGGCCGAGGATGCGTTGACGTCCCAGGGGGTGCCGCTGTCGGCGCCGGTGAACGCCTGGATGCCGCCGCCGTTCTTCAGGACGGCGGTGATGGTGAACGTGTATGTGGAGGGTTCACCCGCGGCGGACGCGACGACCTTGTAGAAGGCGTACTGGCGGAACGCGGCGGTGCTCAGCGGCCACGTCGGGCCGGGAACCGCCAGCCAGCCGGCCGGCGCGGTGACGGTATCCACCACCGAGGCGATGGTCATGGTGGCGACCATGGTGTCGCCGTCGAGCAGGGTGCCCGGCTTGGCGATGACCAGCGTGTTGGATGCGGTCGAGTTGCTGGTAGAGGTGGGCAGGCCGTTCGGGGTGACTGCCACGCGGGCCTCCCCCGAGCGCTACAGGGTCGGGGGTTCGCTTACGCCAGGTGGCCCGTGACGCTGGTCGACTGGAGGCCGAGGAAGACCAGCTCGCCGTCGCCGCCCATGGACACCGTGACGGCCGAGCCGGGGACTGCCAGCAGCTGCCCCTGGGCGATACCGAAGCCGGTGGTGAACGAGACCCCGTTGGTCAGCGTCGCCGTGCAGTCGATGATGTAGGGACCGGAGTTGTTGCACCAGATCCCGGTGATCGCGCCGGTGGAGTCTTCCCACTCGATGCCCAGGTCGTAGCCGGGGCCGCTCGCGAGCGGGTTGGAACGCTGGATCATCTGTTTAGCCCTCTCTCAGTTCAGGATCAGTGCACGGATGTCGTCGACCTGCACCTGATTGGAGGCGCTGGACGCAGAGAACGCGGCGGAGACGCCAATCGCCCGCTCGATGGTGGTGTCGATCGCGACCGTGCGCAGGGCGGCGGTCAGCGGCATCGGCGCGTCCGCGGCGAACGTCGTCAGCGCGGTACCGAGAAGCACCTCACCCTGTCCGAGCAGAGACCCGGCCGCGTCGGCCTTCGTACAGAAGCCTTCCCACCGCATGATCCACGGCCAGGCCGCGGCGCCCGAACCCGTCGTGAACGCCGTCGAAATGCACAGGTCGATGGTCATCACGAGAGCGCGGGTGCCGATCCAGAAGCCGAGGCTGAGGGTCGGCGTGACGGTGGTCGAGAAGTTGCCGCGGGCGCTGACCTCCAGCTTGCTGCCGGCGCGGAGCTTACCGGCGGGGATCACCGGCACGTTGCCGAGCGTCGTCACATTCTGCTTCGTCGTGAACGTGTTGAACGCGGCGGACGCGGCGATGGGGAACGGCCCGACCGGCTCACACAGGTAGATGTCCACCGGAGGCCCCCTACGGGATGAAGAAGTGCCCGGCGCGCAGCACCGAGTGCAGGTTGATGGTGAAGTTCCCGCCGCCGCCGGTCTTGTCCGAGACGAAGTCGATGTAGCCGAGCAGCGGCTGCGTCGCCGCCGTGCCCGGCGTCCGGTCGGACAGCACCGCGTACCGGCACGGCCCGAACGTCGCCGTCGTCCAGTTCGGATCCGAGCAGCCCGCGACGACGATGCCCGAGCCGACGGTCTCCCACGTCACCGTGCCGTCCGAGGTCTCCCGGCCCAGCACCGTCGAATAGGTCGGGAGACCGGCGCCGGAGGTGCCGGCGACAGCGCACCGGTACAGCAAGCCGTTACCGGTGGCGGGTCGCACCACGTCGTCCACCGCGTACGCCGTCGAGTTGGCCCGCTGCGTGGCCCACGAGTTCGCCGCGGTGAACGTCATCGTCGGCGACACGATCGCCAGGCCGCCCGCGGTGTAGCCGCCCGCCGTGGAAAGCTCGTTGGTCAGGTCGCTGACGTAGGCGTGGGTGTCCTGGTTCGGCGTGTACGTCGAGGTGTGCAACGTCCACTTCAGGGCGTCGGAGTCGTAGTCGATCTCCTTGTTGAGCAGCTTCGCCGGGGCCTGGCGATACCACTTCACGGCGGCTCCTCAAACGTCGATGGACATGCGTGAGCCCCGGCCTGGCGGGACCGGGACTCACACGGACAGGACTACGAGCTGCCCGGCGGCTGACCCCGCGCCGGGCCGGATCAGTTCGTCAGGGTGCTCGCCCCGGCGGCCGTCCAATGCCAGTCCGGCTCCGGGAACGAGTACTGCGGCCCGCTCGTGGACGGCGGATACGCGCGGCGAGCCGCGGCCAGGATGTCGCCGCGCCGCGCGCGGTCCTGCTGGAAGGTGTAGTCGTCGACCGACTCGCTGGCCAGTGCGGTCGGGTTGCGGAAGGCGATGGCCGCCAGCTCGATGCCCCACGCCCACAGGTCGTCCGGGACCGGCGACGGCCAGTCGGCCAGCCCGGTAGCGGACTTCAGCCAGCCCGACGCCGCCCGGCGCACCCGGAGCAACGACTCGGTGTCGAGCGTTCCGGGCACGCCGGGCGCCGACTCCGGGACCTGCAACCAGGACGGCAGGTCGATGAGGTCGAACAGGTCCACCGCTCAGCCGCCGTACTTCGCGCGCAGCTCGTCGCGGGACAGGCCACCCTGGTCGACCGGGGCGACCTCCTCGCCGGCGGCGCCCTTCGACGCCGCGTGGGCCGCCCAGTCGTCGCGGGACGCATTCGCCCGCGGCGGCTTGCCGCCGCCCGCCTCGCCGCCGGCCAGGCCGAGACCCGCGCCGGAGAGCTGCGTGACGGCCGGTTCCCCGGCTTTCGCCGCGGCCTGCGCCGCCGCGACCGGATCCTCGTCGTACGCCGCGGCCGGTGAGCCGGGCTCCGGTGTGCCCACCGTCGGCCGGCTCACGTCCGGAGACGCCATCTCCACCCGCTGCCGCTGCGTCGGCGCCGCCTCGTACGCCTCGGCCGCCGAGCCGGCCTCGACCAGCTGCGCCAGGCCGACGTCGATCAGATGCCTGGCCGCGCCGGCGGTGACGTCGCCGGGCAGGATCGACCCGGCCGCCAGCGCCCGAATCTGCCGCCCGCCGGGGGTGTCCATCTTCGCGGTCGCGTACGGGCCGACGATCTTCACGTACCGGCCGCCCTTGACCACCGCGGACAGCGGGGTGTTGTCGTGGATGTCGAGGCGTTCCACGTTGCGACCGGTCAGCGGGTCCTTCACGGCCCGCAGGCCCTTCGTGGTGGACGACTCGTTGAGGGCGTCCGCGATCCGCTGCGCCATGGCCGCGTCGAACGTGATCGCCACACCGGTGGTCTCGCCGTCGTCGCCGGTGCGGACCACCGAGGTCCCGTTTACTTCGAAACTCATTTGGTCATTCCTCTCAGGCGACGCCGTGGCCGGTGATACGGACGCCGGCGCCGGGCTCCTGCACGGCCGGCACGGTGATCCGGCGGCCCTGCAGCCACCAGCCGTCGATCTCGTTGTCGATCCACGCCTTGACCTGGATCTGCATCTCGTCGACGGTGTAGCCGGGGTCGACCTCCTGCTCGTCGGCCATGCTGCCGATCTGCGTCGAGTCGAAGATGTACGGGTCGGTCGGCGCCGACGGGCTGGTGAGGACCACCATGTTGGCGATGACGTCCATCTGCCCGGAGTAGATCGGCGAGTCCCGGGCCTCCCGGCGCAGCGCGTTGGTGACCTTGTCGTCGGACAGCACGAACGCGGCGACGTCGTCGCGCATGAGCAGGGTGTCCGGCAGGTAGCCGAGCTTCAGGTTCGTGCTGACCGCCTTGCCCTTCAGGATGTCCCGCAGGATCGTCGGGGTCGCGCCGGTCCACGCCGTGCCCACGGCCGAGGTCTGGACGACCGCTGACGCGATCGCCGCGAGGGACACCGCGTCGACCTGCCCGACGACGGTGTTGACGACCTTGCGCAACGCCCGGCTGATCTCCAGCCCGGCGTACTGGCTGCGCTTGACCTGCTCGAAGGTCAGCTCGACCTTCTGGCCCCACTTCGCGACCGCGGCCAGCGCGGCCGTGCCGGCGGGCAGGTTCGCGACCGGGTACTCGCTGCCGGCGTTGATCGAGCGGACCGGCCGGTCCGAGACGAACGACTCGGACTGCTCGTACAGCACGGCGCCGCCGGAGGAGCGGAGCCGGCCGGTGAGGATCTGGTCGGACACGAACCGCAGGTCGCGGAAGTCGCGCAGCGCCCGGCGGATGTAGGTCGGGTTGTTCAGCGCCCGGTCGATGGTGAGCATGTTCCCCGAAAGGGTCGGGGATCCCGGTGGGTACGCGGGCATGACTCAGTTCCCTTCCCTCGCCGAGGTGTTGTCACGGTCGGTCATGTCAGCGGCCCACCATCTGGATCTTCACGCCGCCCGCGCCGGCGGCCGTGGCGGCGATGCCGATGAGCTCCGTGCCGGTCTGCGCCGCGGCGCCGACGACGCCGCCGGTCGTGCTCGACGTGAGCACCGCGCCGACCGCGACCGCGGCGGTCGCGGTGACCTCGTGCGTGACGCCGGCCAGCGGCCACACGGTGACCTGCTCGCCGACGACCGCGTCGTCGGCGGCCACCCCGACGACCTTGATGGAGACGCCGGACGTCACGATGACGGTGTCGGCCGCCGAGAGCTCGACGACCTGCCCGCCGGCGATCGTGCCGCCGGCGGTGTAGGAGCGGGGCCTGTTGCCGCCCGGGTAGATCGGATTCGACTCGGCCATGTCAGCGTCCCGCCTTCGTGTGCATGTGCGGGGGCAGCAGGTTGTCGAACTCGGCGAGCTCGGCCTCCGCCTCGTCGTCCCCGCCGGCGTAGCCCAGCTCGGCCGTCGCCAGCGCCTTGTCCTTCTGCAGGCTGTCGATCAGGCCGCGGGTGCCTTCCGGGTCCGAGTCCCACAGCTTGGAGAAGTGGTCCTTCTGCGCGACGGTGAACTTGCCGTCCTTCACCGCCTGCGCGATCACCTGGTCGCATTCGTCGCGGACCTGCTTCGCGACGTGCGCCTCCAGCTTCTTGATCCGGTCCTCCTTCTCCTGCCACATCGTGTCGGCGACCAGGCGCATCCCGGGCGGCGCCATCGTCAGCGGCTTCGGTGCCGGGCCGGGCTGGGGGGCCGGTTCGGTCGGTGGTGCCGCAGCGAGGCCGGCGCCGGCCAGTGCCTCCCGCACCTGCTCGTCCGAGGCGGTGTCCGGGAGTCCGGCCAGTGCCTCTCGCATCTGTGCCAGCGACATGCCGGCTCCCTTCGTGGAATCGTCCGCCGCCGGTTCGACGGCGGTCGTCTTCAGCGCGAACGCGCGCAGCTTGCGGGCTTCCTCAGCGGCCCGGGCCAGCGCCGCGTCGGTGTCCCGGCGCCCGGCGTTCTCACGCCGGGCGGGGATCTTCGGGGCGGGCGCCTGGTCGCGGCCCTGGTAGTGGTAGGCGGTCAGATCGAGCCGGTCCGGCGCGCGCAGGGCGTCCCACATGTCCCAGAACCCGGTCCGGGCGCCCGGCGTGATCTTCGTGCCGGTCGCCGTGCCCTTGTCGTCGTCGGTCGCGACCCGGTCGGCGAGGCCCGCGTTGACGGCCTCCTCAGCGGAATACCAGGTCTCCGCCTTCATGACCTCACGCCAGTCGGCGATGGTGCCGCCCGCCTTCGCCGCATACGTCGAGGCGATGGAGTCACCGGTGGACTTGAGCATCCGGACGACCTTGTCGAGCTCGTCGTCGTCGCCGGACGCCCAGGTGCGCGGCTTGTGCACCATCAGCTGCGCACCGAGGCCCATGACGACCTCGTCGCCGGCCACCGCGACCACCGACCCGGACGACGCGGCCATGCCGTCGACCCAGACCCGGACGCGGGCCTTGTGCTGGCGCAGCATGTTCGCGATCGCGACGCCCTCGGACACCTCTCCGCCGGGCGTGTTGAGGTGCAGCTCGATCGTGTCGACGTCGAGAGCAGCCACGTCGCGCACGAAATCATCGGCGGTCAGTCCGAACCAGCCGCCGATGACGTCGTACAGGTACACGTCGGCGGTCTTCGACTTCGGCTCGTCGCCGTCGTCCGCCATGTCGGGGTCGGTGACCGCGACGACCGGGCCGACGTGGTACCAGTCGCGCGGCCCGGCGCTGTCCGGTTGCGGCATGAGTCGATGTCCTCTCGTTCAGCCGAGGCCGGGGATGGGGGGCTGCAGCGGGGCCGGCTGGCTGTCGGGGTCGGCGGCTGGGAGCCCGTACTGCTGCCGGGCGGCCTGCTCGAGCGCCGGATCCGGGCGCAGGATCCCCGCGTCGACGAGCAGTTTCAGCGCCGCCGCGGTGGTGGTCTGCCGGGAGCCGATCTCGTCGAACACGATCCGCGGCGCCGGCTCCTCGACGCCGAAGTTGACGTCGACCAGGTCCTCGACGATGTGCTGTGTCGCCGTGTCCGCGATCTGCTGCGCGAGGGCCTGCAGGCTGAGGGTGAAGAAGTCCGCGAATGTCGCGCCGAGCGCCCATGAGCCGGTCTGGGTGCCCAGGTTGAGGAAGTGGGCGAGGACGCCGCGGGCGATCTGCTCGTCGTGGTAGCGGACCGCCGGGTCCGCGTTCGGCAGGTCCCCCTCAACCCCGACGAGGTCGAGCTTCGCCCCGTACGGCACCGCCGCGCCGGCCGACTCGCCGGCCCGCCACGCCTGCGCCATCGACGCGCCCGTGGACAGGTCCTCCTCGCCCTCGGCGCCGGTGTAGCGGGGCACCCCCATGCCGTTGCGTTCGATGGTCTGCGCCTGCACCCGCAGCAGCCGGTCCTTGATCAGCCAGTTTTTGTACCCGGGGCGTAGCAGCGACCGGCCGATCCAGTTCCCGGCCTCCCGCTCGTGCACGTACGCGACGAGCCGGTTCACCGGGATCGGCTTCGGCCGCACCCCGGTCTTGGTGCCCCACTGGCTGATCGACACCAGCCCGCCGTCGTCGGCCACGTCGATCTTCTCGATCGTCTTCGGCATCCGCGGCGCCAGCTTGCGCAGCCGGGCCCGCGTCGCGTCGTCGTCGACCCGGTATACCTGCTCGAAGTACATGTGCCCGTACCGCAGCATCAACAGGGCGTGCCGCAGGTGCTCCGGCCAGCTGAAGCGGTCGCGGGTGCGGGGTGCCGGCAACGGATCGGTCCCGACGATCGGCAGGCCCATGTCCTCGGCGACCCATTGGGTGACCTCGTCGCGGGCGCCGCCCGGGTCGAGACGCCACGGCGTCAACAGCACCGGCTGCACCACCGCCCGGAGCACCGACGCGACCTGCGAGTCCTGGTTGGTCATGGCGTCGTAGATCGTCAGCGACCGCGGCCAGCGCAGCTCCGGGGTTTCGTCCTGGCTGAAGTCCCACCAGTTGCCGGTGCTGCCGCCCTGCCAGGCGTAGCCGATCTCCATCACCGGCGCGGGGGGCTTGTCGGGCATGGCGGCCCCCCTTCCCGGTCAGAATCCTGCGGTCGCCAGGTCGGCGGTCTCCGACCAGCCCCCGCCGGCCGTGGCGGCCAGCACCGGCGACGGTGGCGGTGGGGCCGGCGGCGGCACCAGCGACAGCGCCCACAACGCCCCGGTAGCGCCCACCAGCGGGCAGATGTCCACGTCCGACTTACGTCGCGACCACGCCCACAGCCCGTCCCCGATGTCCCGGCGCCCAGCGCCGGCCACGGCCTTCTGCAACACCAGGTCGCCCAGGTGCCGCAGCCCGCGGTTCTCCACCAGCGCGGCGAACGCCGCGCACGCCTGCCCCATGTCCCGGCCGGTCATCTGCCGCGGCACGATCCCCGCGGCCGCCAGATCCGGCAGCAGCGCGCCCGCCGGGCCGGCCGGGTCCAGCACCCAGTCCAGCGGGTCGTGCCGACCCAGCTCGGCCGCCCGGGCCGGGACCCATGCCGTGCCCCGCCCGTACGCGACCACCTCGACGTGCGGCAGCCCGTCCGGGCGGTACATCGCCGCGACGATCGCCGCCGACCGCGACCCCGGCGCCGCGTCGATCATCAGCACCGGCCGGGTCGTCGGCGCCGAGCCCTTGTCCGCACACGCCGCCCACGCCTGCGCCGGCAGCGTCCCCGCCCCGGCCGGCTCGGTGTGCCAGCCGTAGCGCTCCCGGCCGAACTGCTCCGGGGTCGGCATCGCCCGCCGCTCGTTACGCACGTACTCGTAGCTGATCCGCTTGCCCAGCGCGTGGTTCGCGTGCCGCCACAACGACTCGTCGTCCAGCGCACACCCGGGCACACCCGGCATGTGCGTGCACTCCGGGCCGTCCGCGCAGCCCGGATCGTCCCAGCTGCCCGGCGCGCAGAACTCGATCCAGGTCAGCGACGGGTCGCCGCCGCGGCGTCCGCGGTCCCGCAGCGCCCGCAGATGGTCCGAGCGCAGCAGCGCCGCCGACGAGCCGTACATGATCTGCGGATCCCCGGTCACCGACCGCGCCGCCAGCGTCGGGATCAGCGCACCCATCGAATCCGCGGCCAGAAACAGCGCCTCGTCGAACACGATCCGCTTGCCGCCCAGCCCGCGGCCGCCGCCCTCCGAGCGGGCCAGGAACTCCAGCACCGCGCCCTGGCTCGTGCGGGACCTGCCGTGCAGCTCGATCGACTCGTCGCCCTTGCCGTAGCTGATCGCCTTGACCCGCTTCGACAGCTCCGGCGTCGCCGCGATCATCTGGTCGAAGTCCTGGAACGCCTCCCGCGCCGTGCGGAACAGGTGCGCCGTCCACACGATCCGGTCCGCCGGCAGCAGGAACAGGTCGAACAGCACCACCGGCAGCAGCACACCGCCGGACTTGCCGTTCTGCCGGGCCTCGAGGATCGCCGTCTCGAACGCCGCCCACCGGCCACCGCGGCGGTACGACAGCATCGCGTCGACGGCCAGCTCCTGCTCGTCGTCCAGCTCCCGGCCGGCGACCCGCGCGAGGTCGACCGCCTCGTCGCCGTACGACCCGGCCCGCGGCGGAATCCACAGGTGCGCCGGCCGGACCAGCTCAGGCACCGGCGGCCTTCCTCGCCCGTCGCGCCGCCAGCTCGTCCAGCGCGTCCGCCTCCAGCACCGCGCCGGCCAGCGCCTCCGCCAGCCGCGCCGACAGTTCCCGGCTCATCGACGCCAGCGCCGACCCGGTGTCGCGGCCCGCGTGCATCCGCTGCGCCAGCAGCAGCGCCGCCTGCGCCGCCGGGGTGTCCACCCGATCCGCCGCCTGCAGCTGCCGGCGGATCGCGTCCACCAGCGGGTGAGGCGGCGACTCCGGCACCGCCTCGACGCCCGCCGCGACGACCACGCCGACCCGCGAGCCCCGCTTGCGGCAGGTCGCGCCGCAGAACTTGGCGTCCCGGCGGCCGTGGAACCGTGTCCCGCAGGACTGGCATGCAATCTCCACGCCGGGCCTCCCGCGGACAGTCTGTTAGCAGCGCCAGCTAACACGCGGCCGGCTTCCAGCTAACGCCCTGGCGAGGCGGTCACTCACAGCAACCCGTGACGCCGCGGCCACGGGGAGGGATGGGGGATGCCTGCCCGGGGTCCTTCAAGATCCAACTGAGATTTTTTTCGTCACTCTGCGTCACGTGATTAGCAGTCGTCGTGCTAACGCCCGCGTGTTAGCTGAATCGTCTAGATCACTGCTAACGCTCACCACGCGCGGGAGTGCTGGAGCGCGGGGCCTGCGGTCACGCGCTGCGCGTTGCCTCGCACGGCGCCCTCGCTGCGGTTACACCGTGCGTGTTCGGGTCCGGTCCACGCGGTGCGGTCGGGGGTGTGGCCCATGTCCCACTCGTTACCGGGTGTGATGCGGCGGCTGGGCTCGAGGCAGATCCGGGCGTGGCAGTCGGCCTCACCCCGGGCCACCTTGGGTGACCAGGCCCGGCGTTGCGCCTCGTGGGCCGGGCCGTACCCGGTCTCGGGCTTCGGCATGAGCGCCGCCTCCCAACTGCCGGGCCAGGCCGGGACCTCCGGTCCCCCGTCGTAGCGGTCGAACCAGTGGATCACGTTGGCGTGGTCGCGGGGGTCGCGGGCTCGGACCTTGACGCGGTGGTGCGCGACGCCGGACTCGACGTACACCATCCAGGCGTGGGTGGCGTTGACCATGCGGCGGTGGGTGGTGCGGGCGGCCTGGGTGCTGCCGGCCCTGATGACCACGGCGCGTGCGTCGGCCTGCTGGCCGAGGTGGGTGAGGGCGGTGCGGAACCGGCCTTCGTCGTGCGCCCAGTGCGGGTCGTCGCGGTCGTAGACGGTGAGTCCGGACGCGCGGGCGAGGGTGGTCTTGCCGGCGCCGGGTGGGCCGAAGAGGACTGCGACGATGCGGGGCGGCGTGGGCATGTCATCCCCGGAATGCGACGAAGCCCCGCGCTGCTCGGCGACGGGGGCTTGTGTGGACGGACTCCTGTCACACACGCTCGGAGCTTGCGCCCTGCTCAGCGCGTTGTCAAGCGCAACGCCCGGGATCCCTCGTCACCCAGGCGTGGATCTCGCGGATGTCGTAGCGGCCGCGGCCGTGGCGCTGGATGTGGCCGCGGCAGGCCCAGGACCAGATGGTGCCGGGTGCGCAGTGGCGGCCCTGCAGGTGGGTGACGTAGGCGGCGGCGGCAAGGGCGTCGACGAGGTAGCCGGGGACGGTCGAATGCTGGTGCCCCACATGTGCAGGCTAGGCGGTTTGGTTGAAGGTTCAACGTTCCGGCTCGCCGCGCGTCACCTCGATCCGTTCCACGTCCAGGTGCCCGGCCAGGATCGTCTCGGCTTCGTAGCGTGCGATCATGCGGGGCCTCCCGTGTTGTCGCGATGTTCTGTTCATGGCGACAAGTTCACCTCCATCCACGTGTGACCGCAGGGCAACAGCGTGATGTTCGTCCCGAGGAATGTCATGAAGCCGCGACTGTCGGCGTACTCGCCGTAAGGCTCCGACACGGTGTTCTTCACGGGCTCGCCGCACCATCCGCACCGGTGGTCCTCGGTGAGCATCTGCTGACCCGGAATCCGTTCGCTGTCCGTCATGTCGTCTCCCTCGGGTCAGGTAAGCGCCCATTCGTCCCACCAGCCTGGCCGTCCGGCGTAGTCCTGGCCGAGCAGGCGCACGGTGCGGCACGGGTACTTGACGTTGCCCCAGGAGACGCTCGGATCTTTCGTGGGTCTCATGCTGCGCCCGCTTCTGAGGCGGCCCGGCGCCGTTGGTCGGCGTCGGCGACGAGCCTGCCCAGCCACAGGAGCTGGGGAATGGTCCACTGCTGGCGGCAGTGCCGGCAGACCACGACGTGCTCCTGGGTCCAGCGGATCCACCCGCCGACCAGGGTGCCGTCGGCGGCGATGGAGTCGTAGCGCAGCTCGCCCCGCTCGCCGGGGGTGACCAGCGGGGTCAGCGGGGCGTCGTGGCGGGGGCAGTGCGCGCCGATGGCGATGGGCTGATCTGGCCGGTTGAGGCCGATGGCGGTGCGGGCGTCGGCCAGGGCGTCGCCGACGCGGTGGGCGACGGGTGCGGCGTCGGCCCAGCGCCGGTTGGTGTAGGCGTCAGCGTACTGCTGGGTGAGCTGGGTGAGGTGGGCCATCAGGGGGGTGAGGCGGTGGATGGTGGCGGCGACGGCGGGGTTGATGGGGATGGTGTGTACGTTGCCGCTGATGTGCACGCGTTCGCCGCCGCCGGTGCCGGTGTCGGCGGGCAGGGCGGCGGGCAGGACGGGCCAGAGCAGCCGGAGTTCGGCCACCTGGTCGGCGAGGGCTTCGGGGGTGGGCAGGGTCATGGGCGGGGTCTGTTCGGTGTCTCGGTGACGAGGTAGCCGGTCACGCAGCCGAGTTGGACGAGCGTGGCCTCTGGATCCGAGGTGCTGAGGTCGCAGCCGCAACCAGGCAGGTGCTTGATCATCAATTCGACCTCGCCGGGCCGGACGAAACGCTGGTGCTTCACGGGGTCGGTCATCGGGTCGCCTCTTCGTAGCGTTTGCAGTCGCAGGTGCTGGCGGAGCAGGCGCCCCGCCCGGCGCTGGTGGGCTTGTGCAGCCACACCAGGTGCCGGCACGTGCAGCGCGGCGCGTTCACCGGGGCACCCCGTAGCGGTCGAGGCGGTCTTCGATCTCCGCGATCCGGGACACCGCCGTACACCACGCCTCACCGGTCATGGTGTTGGTGACCGGTACGCCCAGGATCAGGCAGGCCCGGACGATGCCACGCGCCGACTCGTCGCTGTAGCTGGCCGGCGGCCACCCCGGGTCCCTGGCGAACCGCCACCGTCCGTCGGCGTCCAGCTCCGCTGCCGCGTCCAGCGCCTCGGTGACCTGTTCCTCGCTGATCATCGCGACACCTGCACGGTCGCCACCACGAGGCGGCCGGCGCGGACGGTCACGGCGTCCTTGAGCTTGCGGCCGCGCCGTTTCCACACGTTGTCGTCGGGCCAGTCCCCGTACAGCACCCAGCTGAGCAGCGCCAGCCCGGGCCAGAGCAGGCTCACCTGGGGGTCGCGGAGCGCGTCGACGGCCCAGAAGACGATGCCGGGCGGGACCGCGATCCACAGTTCCTGATGCGCGCGGGCCGCCGCCCGCCACACCGACTCGGGGTGGCGGCTGTTGTCTTCGGCGTGGGGCATGCGGCAGCTCCTGACGTTTGTGGGCGGGTGCTCAGAGGCTCCTGGGTCCAGCGGATCCACCCGCCGACCAGGGTGCCGTCGGCGGCGATGGAGTCCGGGCGGTGGAACCGGGGCGGGGGTTGCGGGGCATCGGTGGTCTCCTGGGGTTGGGATCAGTCATGGGCGCCACCACTGGAACGACCTCCATAGCCTGCGTCGACCCAGTTCGAGTTCCAGTTGATAGCGCTCGCGGGCGTGACGTTCCCGCTGCACATCCTCGGGTTCGCGGCCGGTGGCGGTGGCCTCTCGGACGTCGGCAAGGACCTTCTCTGCGTCGGCGGGAAAGCCTCGCTGGTTACGGGGCATCGGTCAGCTCCTTGCGCCGGGCGAGGCGGGCGAGGGCGGGCCGCAGGTCGGCGTCGGCGAGCACCCCGTGGTACGCGCCGCGGCACACGCAGTCGCATTGGGGTGCGGGCACCCCGGCGGACACCAGGCACTGCGGGCTGCACCCCCGGCGTGGATCAGCGCGGCCGCGGTGTTGACCTGCGCGCTCAGCGGCACGATGTGGGCGGGTAGCCGGCCGGCTTCCCACAGGTCGGGCGGGACCTGCGCGGAGGCCAGGGTGGGCTGCGCATACTCGGCCCACGGGTCGCGCCTAGCCACGGGGTGCCCTGCCGTTCGGGGTGACGCCGAGGGTCGGGGCGGCGCGCCGAGCAGGCGGGGGCATCAGAGCAGCCCCCGTCCGGCGAAGTGGCGGGACAGTGCCCGCACGGCCCGGTACTGCATCGACCGGACCGCGACGTCGGTGCAGCCCATGACGGCGGCGGTCTCGCGCATGGTCAGCCCGCGCAGGAACCGGTGGACGAGGCAGGCCCGCTGCTCGCCGGTGAGGTGTTGCAGTGCGGTCAGCAGGGCCACGTTACGCAGATGATCCGTGACGGCGGGTTCCGGGCCGTCCACGGTTGCGCCCGGGCCACCCGCGAACGGGTCCTCGACGATCGTCTCCAACCGGTTGCGGGCGGACTTGAAGTAGTCGATGACCAGGTTCCGGGCGATGGTGAGCAGCCACGCCCCGACGTCTTTGCCCTGCCACTGCCACCTGCCGATGTACTGCAGGGCGCGCTCGAACGTGTCCTGGGTGAGGTCCTGCGCAAGGTCGGGCACCCGCACCTTGCGGAGGATGAACCCGTAGACCTCGCCGCGGTACCGGCTGTACAGCTGCCCGTAGGCGTCAACGTCGCCGTCCTGGAACCGGGCGACGAGCTGCCGGGACTGCTGCGCCGTGCCGGAGCGGGCGATGTGGGGTGCGGTCACGGTTTCGGTTCCCGCCGCTCGCACCCCGGGGTCGACGGCTCCAGCGGCATCCACGTCTCGCAGGGGCAGTGCGTGAAGTCGCCGGTGCAGCCGTGAGGGCCATGCCACGCCTTGGCGCAGCCGCAGCCGGTGCAGGGGTCCACGATCGGCCCGAACGGGCTCGGCGTGGCTGCCCGCTTCCTGGTCACGTCGTAGTCCGACTCGACGAGGGCGAGGACGGCGGCCAAGCCTGCGCGGGTGTCTCCCCCGGTGATGCCCGGGTAGTCGTAGGCGTCCTCGAAGGCCACGATCATCTCGTCGGTCGGCTCGATCACGGCGCCACCTGCCGGGCCAAACAGTCGGCGACGGTGCGGCCGTTGACGGTGACGTGCGGGGCCGCCTCCACCGCCCGCCGCAACGCCTCGTCGTAGCCGAAGCGGTGGGTGGCGATCCACTCGTCGGTGCGACCGGACGGATCGATGCGACAGAACGAGGACGGCTCGTAGTCCCATTCACCGTCCACGCCGAGCGCCTTCGTGCCGCGCACCACCGCGTACGTTTCCCCGCCGCGCCACTGCACCTTGAGGGCGTAGCAGTCGTGGTCGAAGTTGTCCTCGGGCAGGGCACACACGGTCACCTCGGTGAGGCGCACGTTGACGGTCACAGCAACCCCCGATCGGCGAACCCGGTTTCGACGATCGTGCCGGTCGGCCAGTCGTCGCCGGGGCACTCGTCGTCACCCAACTCGCCGTCGCAGTCCGGCTCACCGCAGGACGTGCACACGGCGAGGCAGCCGGGGCGCCCGGTGCAGTAGCAGACGCTCCCGACGGTCAGCATGCAGCGCGGCCCGTCATCGTCGCTCCAGTCGCGCCACCGTTGCTCCAGCCGGTCAACGCGGCGCTGCCGTTCGGCTTCGACGGCGTTGTGCGCGCGGAGGTGCCCGAAGGCCATGGCGACGTTCGGGCCCATCCATGCGGGCCGGGTGTGGCGGGGGTTCCAGTACGTGCGTACGGCGTAGCGGTGCCAGCGTTGGAGTCGCCGGTTGAGGGTGCGCATCGATGTCACGGGGTCTCCCGAGGTTCAGATCGGCTAAGGAGGAAGTCGGCGAACTCGGTCATGGCGTCGGCCAGCGTGGGGACGTTCTCGTGCTGGGCTGCGACGGCGCGGTAGAACTCGGCGCAACGGTGCTGCCGGGCCAGCCAGTGAATGTCGGCCAGGCGGCGCTCGCCGACTTCGCCGATCGGCACCAGACAGGCGACACCGGCCTTGACGACCGGGACGTACGCGTCGGCCGCCCCGGGTGTCCGCTCGATCATCGCCACGTCGAACGGGAGCCAGTCTCCGCCACGGATGCGGCACAGCATGATCTCGCCGTCGCAGTGACGGCAGACGTCTGTGCGGCCGAGCTTCACGATGCCTCCCCGGTGCGGATGTCGAAGACGGGTGCGAGATGGCCGGGGGCTGTCTGATCCGCGCGCGTACGCGGGAGTGACTCACCCTGTTGGTCTTGGGCTGGCGTGAGTGGTTCGGACAGTGGGTCGCGCTCGTCGGTCGCCGGCGCCGAAGGTGACGGGGGTCGGGGGGTCTGGGGGCGCGTGCCCCCAGGGGCGGTTCCGGGGTGGTTCATAGAGGGGTGGTTTAGGTAGTGGGTGGTTTGGGGGGCGCTGCGTCCGTGACGTTTGGATTCTGCGTCCGTGACGTCACGCATTTGAAATCCGTGACTCACGGATTCTGCGTCCGTGACGCCCTCGCTGGTCGATACATCACCTTCGATGTGTCCGGGATTCTGCGTCCCGGACGTCACGGATTCTGCGTCCGTGACGGACCCGGCTCTGCGGCGATCCCGCTGACGCTGCTGACGCGCCGCGTCCGCCTTGCGCCGCCGCTCGACCCGGGCGTCCACGAGGTCGGGGTCGCCGTCGGCCCGCCTCTGTGACATGTCCAGGTGCCACCGCACCGTGCCGAGGTGCGAGAAACCCGCCCGGACGAGCAACCCCGCCTTCTCCAACCGGCGGTCCGCCCGCTCGACGGTCCGCTCGTCGTACCCGGTCGCGCGCGTCAGATCGGCAGGCCCCGCATACGAGTTCCGGCCGCGCTCGTCAGCCCGCTCGGCGCGCGCAACCAGCACGAACCGGGCGGTCACATCCGGTAAACCGGCAGGGGTCAGCAGCATGGGAGCCTGGTACAGCGCCCATTTGATTGCCTGATGGCTCATAGACCACCGCCTGTCTTCTCGATGCGGGGCCGTCCCGAGGGCTAGGCGGCCCCTCTCCCCGCGTGCGCGGCGCAGTAGTGGCCACGGGCGTACACACACCGGGGGCAACCCGCCAGCACCAGCCACACCCCGGCCAGCGGGCACGGCACTCCCGGCCGGTGCCGGTACCCGCAGCCGTGCAGCCACCGCCGGTCGGTGCCGGAGGCGTCCACGTCCCGCCACAACGGACTAGGCACGGCCGTGGACCATCTCCCACACCAGCCGGGCCGTCGCCCGATCGGACGGGTAGCCGGTGCATCGGCACAGCCCGAGGGTGTGACCCATGACGCTGCGCAGGTCACATTCGGCGTGGATCGGCTCGGCCGAGCCGACGGGCTCCCCGTCCCCGCCGAGGCGGGGCACCGCGCGGATGAAGCCGCGGTCGCCGTCGGAGACCGGTTCGCCGCAGTCGTAGCAGCACTGCCCGACGGGTGTGTCGACCGGTGTGGCGTCGTCGACGATCGGGGCGTCCCAGCGCTGTCCGAAGAACAGGATCACGACGACCTCCCGCCCGCACCGAGGAGCACGTCGCGGGCGGCGGTGACGAGCCGGAACACGTCGGGATCGCCGCCGGCGTCGGGGTGCGCCTTGCGCACGGCCCTGCGGTACGCGGCCGCGATCGCCGTCTCGCCGCTCAGGCTGCCCGGCCCGACGCGGGCGGCGTCGGCGAGCACCCGGCGCGCCTCGTCGACGCTCAGCGTGTCCTCGGCGGGCCTGGCCGCGATCGCGGACCAGCCCCGGTACTGCTCACCGGTCCGGGTCACCCCGTACCGGTCGACCGCGCGCAGCGCCCCGAGACCCAGCGCGATCGCGCGGACGTTGGCCTGCCAGCCGGGGGTGGCGTGCGACCACTGTTGCTCGTAGGTGTCGGTGGCGTACGTCAGCGGGCCGTACCGGGACTGGAACGACACCTTGACGCCGGGGAAGCCGACCCGGGCGCGCGCCCGGAGCATGCCGTCGGCGCGGATGTCGCCCGGGTCCGCGTCGACCTGGACGACGACGAGTGTGCCGTCGAGCTGGCCGACCTCGTCGAGCAGCAGCGTGATCGTGTCGTCCCAGGTGGCCCGGAACCGGCTGGAGCTGGCCCGGGGGTCGGTGACCGGCCGGCCCCACGGGCCGAGGGGGCGGACCTGGAAGCGCGGCCCGCTCATCGCCGGTCGTCTTCGTCGGTGATGGCGGCGGTGAGGGCGGCGATCCGGGAGGCGGGAACCAGTTCGGCCACCGTCGGGATGCGGCCGAGGAAGTCCCGGGCTTCAGCCGACTCCAGGGCGCCGACGGCCAGCTCCTCCATCAGCGCCACCTCGCGGCGTTCCAGCTCGACCAGGGCGGCCCGCACTTGGGCCTCGATCTGAGCGATGCCGGTCCGCCGGTCGGTGCTGCGGTCCTGACTCGGACCGGCGACAGGCTGGGCGCCGACGATCGGCCGGTCCGCGTCGACACCCCACTTGTCGGGGCCGTAGTAGGCGCGCCACAGGTCGTTGACCTTGCGGTTGGCTTCCCGTACCGCCTCCCCGACCAGGTACGCCACGTCGTTGTACGCCTTCAGGTCGGCGGCGTACCAGGCGGTGAGGCGCTGGTCGAGTTCGGCGACCAGTTCGGCCTGGCGGGCGCTCACGTCGGCCCTGAGCACCTTCATCCGCTGGCGGATGATGCGGCGCAGCTCGTCACGTTCGGACTTGGTCATGGCGCCGCCTCCTCCGCCGGTAGCAGGGCGAGCGCACGCCGGTATTCGGCGTCGAGCAGGCGCAGCGAGCCGGCCGGGTCGTCGTCGCGCTGGCACGCCGCCTGCAGGGCGAGTAGGCCCGACTCCATCGACGCCAGCACCTCGCCCCGGGTCGCGTCACGGCCCTCACAGAACCAGCGGGTCTCGGTGGGCTCACCGATAGCGCACAGCAGCCCGGCGTTACCCCGCTCCGGCCGGAACGTCCGGTACGAGCGGGTCACCCACACCAGCGCGACACCCGGGTTGCGCAGCAGCGGGTCACCGGCGGCCGGGACGACCTCGTCGGGGACGCCGGTGACCCGGCGGCGCATGCCCGGGTTGGCCAGGAACGGGCACACCCGCGCGGCGTAGACCGCGCAGTCGCGGTGCGCCGGAGGTTCGGAGGAGATCCGGTTGACCGCGCACATCGGCCCGATCGTGAACGCGACGAACCCGCCGGTCCGGTCGCCGCAGATCCAGCACCGCTGGAAGCGCAGCGCGTCGCGGTGGCGTTGCTGGTCGGCGATGCGGAAGTCGCGGGCGCCGGTGTCGAGGGTGGCCACGAACCAGGGGATCGGCCTCCCATGGCGATCCCGGGGGAGCCGCGCGATATGGGCGGGCATCACGGGTGTAGCGATCATGATGCTTTCCTCGCTTTGCTTGCGCGCCTTTTGTCGACCGGAGTGGTGATCGCGGCATCTAATGACCAGCCGCGGCGAAGTCGACTAGCGACCGTGTAGACGTTCAGCCCGAGCTCGATACACCGTTGCCGACCGCCGGGCGGGAACAGGGTGTTGTCGTCCGCCTTACGCTGGGTCGGGGTGGTGATCACCGCCTCGTCCGACCAGCCCCGGTTGATCCGATTGCACATGGTGCTGGTCGAGATGCCGGTGATCGTTGACCAGTCCCGCATGGTGCGGACCTCGTCCCCGACTTGGAGTAGCCGGTTGGTCCGCATGTTCCGGTGCTGTTCGTCCTGACTCGCCCAGCGGACATTGCCGGGCTCGTAGTGACCGTCGTTGTCGATTCGGTCCAGGGTGTGCAGCGGCGAGGGTCTTGGCGGCAGGTCGGCCACGAACCGGTCAAAGGACTCGCGCCATGCCTGGTAGACGGTGATGCCTCGGCCGCCGTAGTTGGCGTATCCGGTAGCGCGCGGATCGGAGCAGCGGCGGAGCACGCCACGCCACAACTCGTAAAGCGGATGCGCGTTGCGCGGGAGCCGGGCGATATGGGCGGGCATCGGCACCGTGTCGAGGAGGTGGCCCATCACGAACCGCCGTCATGGCGGGCCGCGCTGTTCGTCGAGCCACCCACCAGCTTGACGCCGCCATGGTGCGAGCAGGCGCCGCGCCCGGTCGACGTCGAGTGCGTGCCGTCCTTGCACTCGACCGTCTTCGGGCCGCACGCGGCGAGCGAGGCCACCGCGACGGCGGCAGCGACGAGCAGCGAGACGCGCCTCATGCGGCACCCCCGGCCGGGTGAACCCGGATCAGTTCACCGGTGCGGGCCGCCCCGTCCGACCAGCCCTCCACCGTCTCCGGGACCGGCCCGAACAGCACCTCCGTCTCCGGCTCCCGGCTGAACCCCCACCCCGCGGCGTCGCCGACGGTGGGCGCCTCACCCTGCCCGCGGGTGATCTGGCGGTGCCGGGCCCGGTACCCGACGGCCAGGCCGTCGAGCTCGGGCAGGTGCTCGTCCCAGCCGGCGTGCACGACCGGCCCGCCGATGCGGCGCGGCTCCGTGCTGGCGTGCAGCATGACGGCGATCAGGGCGAGGGGGACGGCGGCGAGCAGGACGAGGGTGGCGACGAGGGCCGGCGGGTGGGCGGGTAGCCATGCGGCGGCGTGGTGGATGAGGTCGAGGGAACGTGTGATCATGAGGTCTCCCAGTAGTAGCCAGACACGGTGAACCCCGCCGAGTCCTCGGGGTCATGGTCGACGCAGTACTCACAGACGGGACGGCCGTCTGAGTTGCGCACGAGTACCGCAGTGGCGGGGCAGGCGTGGCGACAGTGGCGGCCGCGATGGTGGCAGGTGCATCTGTAGCCAGCCTTCAGCACGCCGCCCGGCCCCCCGGTCATCGCCTGCCTCCCGTGAGCGCGGCGGCGACCTCGGCGAAACGGGACCGCTCCAGCCGGTACAACTGCCACGGCCAGTCCCTGCGGCGGGTGACGAACCCGGCGGCGAGCAGGATCTGCAGGTGGCTGCTCACCTGGGGATGCGACAACCGGCCCAGCGTGTCCGCCAGCTCCTTCACCGGCAGTTCACCGTGGGCGGAGAGCAACGCCAGCAGTTGCAGGCGGGCCGGGTCCGCCAAGACCTTCACCACCCCGGCCAGGACCTGCGCGTCCGCCCGGCTCAGCGACTTCAGGTCAGACATTGGCGGCCTCCTCAGGCGGGATGTCCTCGGGGGCGAGCACCAGCACCTCGGATGGCTGCGCATACTCCTCATCGGTCACCGGGTTGACGCGGCGGTTCGTGAGCCGCCCGTTGAGGGTCGCCCTGGCCACGATCTGTTCACCCTCGGCACGGCTGTACCGGCCGGCCTCCTCGATGTACTCGGTGTAGCCGCGGTGGTGCGACCGCCACCACGCCCGGTGCTCGTTGCTCCAGACCAGGAACCTCACTGGCCGGCCTCCGTTCGCTGTGAGGGGATCGGGACGCGGCTCGGATGCGGGTTCAGCCGGTCCACCGTCCGCGGCGCGCGGGCGGTGCCGAACACGTCCACGCAGGACTGGCCGGGATCGGCACCGCACTCGTGGCACCTGCCCCACTCCGCCCAGTCCGGCGGCGCCGCCGGACGCGCCACCTGGCCGCCCCGGCACACCCGGATGACTTCCCTGAGACGCTGGTGGCGGTTCATGCGGGCGCCTGCGCGGGCTCGCTCGTTTTGGGCCAGCTCCGCCACGCCCCGCGACGGTCGCGGCCAAGGTGGTGGTCGCAGCCAAGGTCACCCGGTGGGTACTCGCACCGCATCCGCCCACCAGGTGAGCGCGCCCCGCATGTTGCGAACCGAGGGTCGTCGGCCGATACGACCTCGAAGGTGATCATGCGGGTGCCTCCGCGGGCTCGGACTGCCGCAGGAACGACTCGACCGTGGTGCAGACCATGCCGACCTCGTCGTCGGTCAGCTGGTTCGTGGAGTCGATGTCGCGGCCGACGATGCCGATGACGTACGGCAGGTAGGCGTCCTGCTCACTCATCTCGGCCCGGCCGAGCAGCGCGAACATGCGGCGCCGGTGCGGGTCGTTGGCCGGAGTCTTGGTCTGCGGCTGCCCGGCCGCCGCGGCGCGGGCCTTGCCGAGCCGGATCAGCAGCGCACCCAGCTCCTCGTCCTGGCCCTGCTCGTTCGGCACGAGCACGCCGAGGCAGCGCTGCCGGCGGGCCTCCATGTAGTCGGCGCGCAACTGCTCCGAAGTGCGCGCAACTTCTCCGGGGTGGCCGATGGCGTCGTCGCGGATCTGTTCCGGGGTGCGCTCCGGCTTGCCCTCGACCAGGTCCCGCACGTGCGCGGTGGTCGGGTCGCACTTCAGGTGGTCGAAGACCAGCCAGTCCAGGCTCAGGTTCTTGAACCGGGCGGGTTCGTCCACGCCGGGCCGGACACCGGCGTGCACGGACCTGGCGCCGACGATCATCGGGTGTTCGTCGCGGGACAGCCGGACCCAGGCGGTGGCGTCGAAGGCGAGGTTCTTCTGACCCTCGACCTTGTACTCCTTCGTGTTCTTGATCGGCCGGCCGTTCTCGTCCAGCGACGCGACCCATTTGCCCCGGGCGGTGACGATCGCGATGCCGGGGAACGTCATCAGGATCGTCATGAGGCGGCGCCAGCGGGCGTTGGCGTCGTTCCACAGGTTCATCGGAATGGGGATCTCCGCGTCGGGGTCCCGTTCGAGTTTCCGGCGGTTCGCGTCGGTGCTCCTGGCCCGGTTGCCGACCCAGTCTTTGAGTAGGTCCCAGACGGCGGTGGCGGTGTCGACGACGATCACCACGGGCGGCCCGCCGGCGTCGGCGACCCGGTGCGCCTCGTCGCGGACCGCTTCGACCTGGCCGATGATGTCGGCCCAACTGCCGTCGTGGTCGACCATGAGGTAGCGGGCGCCCTTGACGCCCTTGTACTCGTCGCCGGCGCCCTCGCCGAGGTCCAGCCAGTACGTCTGGCCGACCCGCGGGGACGCGGACAGCTCGGCGCAGGCCCAGCTTTTGCCCGCCTTCTCTCCACCCTCGATGAGGATGAGCGGCCACGGGACACGACCGGTGGGCTGGCGGGTGCGCAGGGTGGTCATCGCCACACCTGCACGATCGCCTTGGGGTGGTGCTCGAACGCGACCGCCAACTCCTGCAACGCGGGCAGAAGGCCGCCGTAGGAGCCCCATCCGTTCTCGGGGTTCATCGCCCGGTACTTGTCCGGGTTGGCCTTCAGCTCTTGGATGGCGGCGACCAGGATCGGGAAGCACTCCCCGGCGGGCTTGCCGTGGAACTCGGCGAGGTCGGCTCCGGCGGTGCGCCACATGCGCCCGCAGTTGCTGGTGTAGTTCCAGCTCAGGCAGTTGATGTTGGTGAGTTCGCTGCCGCCGGTGTCCACGGCCAGCCAGATGTCGTAGCTCACGACGCGCCACCGATCCCGCGCAGCGCCTTGTCCGCCTCGGCGGTCATCCGGGCCAGCCGGCGACGCACGCACGGGTGGTGCGCGTAGAGCACCGCGTCGGCCCACGCGCCGCGCCTGGTCCACGTCCAGCCCGCGACCAGTGACGGGCCGAGCATGCCCGCGGTGATCCACCAGCGGACCCGGAACAGGCCGAGCCGCACCACGTGGCCGTACACGTCGGGCTCGCAGGCGGCGTAGGTCAGGCTGAACTGCCCCAGGCGCACCAGGCGGGTCATCTCTGCCTGGGCGGTCATCCCGTGACCGTCTCGGCGTGCAGCTCGGCGAGCGGCGGTGCAACGCTCGCCTGTACGCACACCTGGCCCCTGCAGGTCGCCAGGGCGCCCCGGGCCAGGTGGTACCAGTCGTGGGGCGAGATACCTCTGCTCGGCGCGCCGGGCCTGCCGAACACGGCCATGGCGGCGGCGTCCACGTCTTCGACGCTGTCGAGCACTAGGGACACGCTTAGCCAGGCCTGCTCGACGGGCGGTAGCTGGTCGAGGGCGTCGGCGATGCGGCGCAGTTCGGCGGCGACCGCCGGGTAGTGGGCGGCGGGTGTTGGTACGGTGTCGGTCATCGGAGCCATCTCCTGTCGTGGTTCGGGATGGTTGAGCGTGGTTCCTTTGGGTGGTCGGTCTCCAGCGGAAGGGGAGGCCGGCCGCCGCTATGCGCGGCCGTCGAGCGGATCGCCGCACGCGTAATGGATCTCGACGGCAACGGCGGTGTAGGCGTAACCGGCGGCGGCACGCTGCTGCGCCTCCGGGTCGTCACCGGGACCGAGCGCGACCAGGGTCGTGTAGTCGCCTTCAACAAACGGCTTATGGCAGGCGGGGCAGTCCTGGCCGACGCTGGGATGGTCGGCGGGCTTCGGTCCGAATCGGCGGCTCATGCGGCGTCCCTCGTGGTGTGCGCCTCGTAGCGGGCGATCTCCTGGGCGAGGCCGAGGCGGCGGCAGGCCCGGTCCACCTCGGACGCCCACGGCCGGTGCGCCTGCACGGCGTCGTCCAGCAGGCGCTCGAACTCATCGACCCGCTCAGCGGGCGCGCCGGCGACCACCTCGGCGAGCAGCTGCCCGTACTCCCCGGACAGTGGGATTACCCCCCCCGCCGGGCATGGGCACCGGCGGGGGGCTGGGGCGGCGGCGGCCGGCCTCCCCTCCAGACCTGCCGCCGCCATCCCATCCGCCGGGGTCACGCGGGAACCCCCGGCGGCCGTCTCGAACGCGGCGGACGGCATCGCCCGCCACCACCACTCCCGGCCGTCCGGGCCGGCAGCGCACACCGTCCGGGCGTACTCGGCGTGAAGCATGCCCGTCAGCGCGGCCCGGATCGCGGACGAGTCGGCGTCGCCGTCCAGCCGGCACCCCAGGGTCCCGACCGTCACCGCCTTGCGGGGGTCGCTGGACAGCAGCCGCCACACGGCGGCCTCCAGCGCCAGCGCCTGCAGCTTCAGCGCCTCACCGTCCGACAGCTGGGAAAGCTGTCCAGAAATGGCAGGGGTGGCCCCGACCTCGACCGGTAAAGATTTACCACCTGAGCAGGTGCCCCCCGGGGCGGTGGTTCCCGGGCCGGCCGGCGGACAGTCCGCAGCGTCGGCCGGCCCGGGAGTCTGATCCGGCCCGCCGGCTGTAGCGACCACGGGGGCCCTGGCAGCCCCGGCAGGGTCCCGGCGGGCCGGAGTCTGAGTGCGGGTGGCGCGGCGCTTGCGGCCGTCGGATCCGGTGATCCTCTCCGGCTGCGTCAACTGACCGGCTTCGGTCAGTTGACGCAGCTTGTCGGAGACGGTGGACTGCGGCGTGCCCGTCGTGGACGCGATCTGCCGCGTCGACATACCCCGCTTACGCAGGTCGCCGATCACCTGGCGTCGCTCGTCACGAGTGAGCTGGGCGAGCTGCTCGCCGAACTCCGCCTCGACGTACGCCGGCCAGTTCTCGTAGCCGAGCGCCAGCCAGTCCCGACAGGTGTAGGTGTCGGCGATGTCCTGACGCATCTCGGCGTACCGCACGATCCCGATACGGAGCCGGTCAGCGCGCCGCCGGGCCTCGTCGGGCGTCGAGTCGTGGCGCCCTCCCAGAACGGCGGGGGTGGTCATGACTTACCCGCCAGGTTGTGGAGAGGTTGCAACGCCGCGACTTGTGCCGGCGCGCTCATGCGGATCGGTTCCTCGCGCAAAAGTACGGTCACGCTACGACCTCCCCGAAGAGGTCGCACTGACCATCCGTTTCCTTGGGAGGCTTAGCGACGCCGAGAGCCTTGGCGATCTGCGCACGGTCGGTGGTCCGCCACCTTGCGATGCGGCAGTAGTCGGCGGACATGTCCACGCCGATGCCGTGACGGCCGAGGACGTCGGCGGCGAGGACGGTCGTGCCCGTTCCCGAGAACGGGTCGAGGACGACGCTGGGGCGGGTGGGTGCGGTGGTGTCGGGGCAGGCGCACGCCTCGCCGGTGATGATGGTCGGCTGGACGTTGAGGCCGTTACCCTGCGGCCCGAGGCCCTGCCTTTGGCGGTTGCGCCCGGCGATCCGTGGGCCGAAGTCCTGTGGCACCTCTCGCTCAACCACCGGCCGCCGACCTTCGCCACAAGCCGTGCAGATCCCGGACGGGGACCAGCCGAGGATGATGCGGCGTGGCCACTCGGTCGGGAAGGCTGCGAAGTGGTCAACGCCGAGGTGGGCGGGCACCGTCAGCGGCTGCGTGGCGATGGTCCAGACCGATCCCGGTAGCTTCCCCAGCGGGTTGGCCACGGCATAGTCGGAGGCGTCACCCTCATCGACGCGGTTCGGGTTGACCCGGCGGTTGTAGCCGCCATTCTTCTGCTCGTAGGCGTACGCCTTCAGCGTCCACGGCGCGTGCGGCTCGCGGATGGTGTCGACGGCGGAGAAATACCGCGCCGACTTCGTGAACATGAACCACGTCTCGTGCGATCGCCGCACCCGGTCGGTGACCGACTCGGGTAGCCCGTTCGGCTTCGACCAGATCACCTCGGCGCGCAGGATCAGACCGAGGTCGTCGATGCAGCGCAGCGCGTACCGCCACGGCAGGCCGATCAGCGACTTCGCGGGCACGCCATGATCGCGTGCCACGTGGTCCCTGCCTGACCGGTATGACTTGCCGCCACCCAGCGACGAAGATCGCGTAGATGCCTCGGACCTGCTCGGCGGCGGACCGGCGTATTTATCACCAAGATTCACAAATAGGCTGCCGGACTGCTTCAGCACGCGCATCCACTCGCGGGTGCACTCGATCAGGCTGTCGACGTACGCGGCCGGGGTCGGTTCGGCACCGATCTGCCCGGCGTAGTGCTCGCCACCGTCGGTGTAAGAGCGCAGCGCCCAGAACGGCGGAGATGTGCAGACCAGATCCACCGACGCGTCAGCCAGCGGCAGGTGGCGGGCGTCGCCGCGGATGAGCGTGCTCATGGCTTGACCCCGTGTTGCCACCGCCAGGCGCGGGCGTGCAGCCACCGCCAGCGGAACCGCGGGCACAGGTTGCCGCCGCAGATGCCGCAGTCGCGGCCGCCGCGGTAGTGCTCGTGGCGCGAGCGGGGATGCCCGCACACGCACCTCATGACGCCCGACGATCCGCCGTCGCGGCGTCCTGAACGAGCTTGATCGCGGCGCGCACGTCGTCGTCCTCGATCGACTCGTCGCCCTTGTTGTGCTTGATGTGCTGGAAGATTTCCTCGGTCTCGCAGGTGTACGGGAAGTTGGTGTTCCAGTCCTCCTCGACCGCGAAGCCGACGCCGATCGTGCTGAACTTCGGGAAGCCGACGATGGCCTGCCCGTCGCTGAGCCGGACCCGATAGGCCCAGTAGTCCTCGTTGATGGGTGGCGTCATGACGATCAGTCCGCCGCCGAGGACGGGGGTCAAGTTCGGCTGCTCCCTGCGCTCCAGCACCAGTTCCTGGGCGGTCACGACACGGACTCCTTGTCTGCGGCGAGATGCCGGACGCAGCGGCCGCACTTCGGCAGCCCGGCGGCGCGCTCAACCTCGTCGGCGTGGTCCGCGCCGAACCAGCCGCGCCGCGCCCACCGCGGCGGGGTGACCCCGCAGCGGGCCACGCTGCGGGCGCCGCAACCCTGGGTCAGGGCGTGCGCGACGGGCCTGCCTGCGAGGTAACGCCACTCGACGCTCATGGCCCGACGCTCGAAGCTTGCGCCGTCCCGACGGTTGAGCCTCCGTCGGGACTTTCGCTCGCCGCAGTGTCAGCTACGGCGGCAGGAGCCGGGCGTTCGGCCTCACCCGGGGACCAGCCCGGGTGGTCTGTGGGCACCAGTGCGCACTCGCGCTGGATCGCCCGGGCCCGCATGACGATCATGCTGAGCAGGATGTCGGTCTCCCACGGGTCCTGCGGCGCGCTGCGCGGGTCGTAGTTACGGCCGAGGGTGTCGATGATCCGCTGGGCGTGGTGGGTGGCCTCGGCGAGCAGGTCGACAAGGCAGGGAAGACCGGCCCCCGCGCTGGAGTTGGTCGTGGCATCCCGGTCGACGGGTCCGGGTGCAACGGCGCGGGGGCCGGGGTCTGTGTCGCCGGCCGGGTCGGCGGTCGGCTGCGGAACCTTGTTCGGGTCGAGACTCACGCCGCGCTCACCTGACCTGGGACTGATCCGTGACGGGCTGCAGCAGGTCGCGCAGCCGTGTGATCAGCTCGTCGGTCAGCAGTGGGGCGGCGGCGGCGACACGCGCAATGTAGGCCTCAAGCTGGTCCTTCGGACCGGGGGGCGGCGGTGGGGACGAGGGGCCTGCGGGTGGATGGGTCATGCCGTCACCTGCCTGCGCTCGAACAGGTTCTCCACGGTGGTGTCGAGGTCGGTGGCCATGCGCATCGCGGTCTCAAGACGTGGGCCGCGGGTGCCGGCGCGGATGCGGAACAGTGCGCTGCGGTGGATACCGTGGAGGCGGGCGAGCGCTTCTACGCTGTCGTAGCCCTTGGCCTTGGCGAGCGCGTCGTATACGTCGACGCGCAGGCGCAGGTTGGTGTCGTCGCCCGCGGGCATCGGAGCGTCGCCTTTTGGCATCGTTGGCATGGGTCTCACCGTAGAATCCCGCCGACGCTCTCCGCAAGACCTGTCGCCATATGGCATCGGAATCATCCGAAAGTACTAGGTGCGGCTCCCCTTACCATCCCTTACAGTCGCCACTAGGCGACTTCTCATGAGGGGGGCGACCACCCGATGACACAACGGCTCAACGACCGAGGCGTCGCCAGGAAACGGCGGCTCAACCACCTTGCCGCCATCTGCGGAGGCGCCAAGACTCGCCCGCCCACCTATCGCTGCCGATGGAGCCACACCGCTCCGATGACTTCCCCACCCGAAGACTGGGCCACCTACCTACGCCGCATGACCAGCCGGCCCGGCTGGTCGGTCGCCCGGCTCGCCCGCGAAAGCGGCATCCACCGCGGCACGATCTTCAAATGGCTCGCAGGCAAGGGCGGCGTCACCGTCGGCAGCGTCCGCACCGTCGCGGGCGCTCTCGGCGACGACCTCACCCATGCGCTCCGCGCGGCAGGCAACGCCGAGGATCTATCCGGAACCGTCACCGACGAGGAGCTGGCCGCCATCGCCGCCGCCGACCTGGACGACGAGGCCCGCGCGGACATCGCCCGTCTGATCGTCGAGAGCCGCGAGGAGGACCGCCGCCGGCGCGAGGCCGAGGTCCAGCGGCTCATCGCCTGGTATCGGCGCCACCACCACCCCGACCCGGAAGGACCCCCATGAACGAGCACGGCACCACCTACGAGCGCAACGGCCATAACCTCAGCTACATCGACCCCCCGACCCGAGGACCCGCCATGACCATCCCCACCCCGCCGGACACCGACCCCGGACCCCCGACCCGCGCCCCGCGCCGGAAGAGCCGCGCGCCGTGGCTGATCCTCGCCGGCCTGATCCTGCTCGGCGTCCTCGGCCTGATCGTGATCGTTGCCGCGGCGCCGTCGCCGCCGAGCACCGGACGCCCGGTGCAGCAGTACGACCCGGGCGTGCCCACGGTCACCGGCACGGAGCCCACCGACGAGGCCACCGCCGCGCCCGCCGCGCCGAGCAGGCCGAAGCTGTCGGACATCAAACTCACGGCGAAGATCACCGACAAGGAGTGCTTCGGGTCGGCCGGCTGCAACGTCGAGTTCAAGGTGCGCATGGCGTACAGCGGCCCAGCCCTGGACCACGACGACACGTGGGAGATCACCTACGAGGTGACCGGCGTCGAGGACGGGCCGCTGATCGGCACCTTCGAGCTGACCGGTGACCAGTACGAGGTGAACGAGGAACTGGTGAGCACGACCAGCTCGAAGAAGAAGATCGCCATAGCGGTGACCGACGTCGAGAAGGTCGGGATCTAGTCGCCGTCGTTGACAGATGAACAGATGAACAGATGATCTGTCCATCCCGATCCCCGGACACGACGACAGCGCCCCGCCGAGCTCAAAGGCTCAGCGGGGCGCAGACGTGTGGGATGTGTATAAGCGCTTGACGTTGCGGTATAGCTGGTATACAGTAGTGGTATCAGCAGGGAACAACGAAGGAGCCGGAAATGACCGCAACGTTCTCGACCATCACCAGCAAGCTCGGCGTTTACGTCACCACGACGAACCACAGCACCCAGCGGGCCGCCGAGATGGCCGCGCGGCGCGCGATCAAGTCGAGCACCGCCGACTCCGCCGCCGTGTGGACCGAGCACAACGCGATCAGCTACTTCGGTACCGGCCGATGACCGACGCCAGGGCACGCCGTAACCAGAACGTGGTCACGGCGCGGTTGGTCGAGTGCCCCCACGTGACCGACGACCTGACGATCCGGGCGGAGCTGCGGGAGATAGCGGCGTGGCTGGACGAGCTGACCAAGCGGCGCGCCGAGTTGGTCAAGCGCCGCGACGAGTTGGTCCGCGCGGCGGTGGCCGCCGGGGTGCCGGCGGCGGACATCGTGGCCGATGTGAGGCTGACGCGGATGCGGGTCTGGCAGATCGGTGGGAGCGCTCCCACTCCGTCTCCCTAAAGAATCTTGGTATAGCCACTAGACGCAGGCGTATAGCTGGTATACACTTAACATATAAGGAAGAGGAAGACAGAGAAGGGGAGACGGAAATGGGAACCTACGAGATGGTAGTCGACGAAGGCGACGGGGAAGAGCTCATCGCCGAGGGGACCGAGGCCTACCTGGAGCGGGAGCTGGACATGCTGAAGGCGGAGCACGAGGCGGGCGGCGACAAGGAGGGATACCCGGTCCCGCCCTACGAGATCCGCTGGGTGGACTGAGGGGCGCGGGGGCTCCGGCCCTCTGTCCGCGAGAGAGCGCTCTCTCTGGACGGACAAGGTCAACTTCGAGACAAGGAGAACGATCATGACGCAGGAGTCGATCATGTGCCCGGTGTGCGGAGCGAGCCTGGCACCCAACCGTGGCACGGTGCCAGGCCCCTTCATCGGCGCGGGGCGACAGGGCCAGCTCGTAGGATGCTGGATCCCGCCGGTACAGCGGCCACGGGCCGGGACCGGACTACCCACTCCTGCGCGTCGCCCCTAATGGGGAACTCGTGCGACCTACACGCGGGGCGGCCAGAAGCAGGCGTGCGTCTTGACCTCGCGGGCCTGCTCCTCGGTGTCGCACAGCAGCACCGAGGTCTTCCACTCGTTGTTCGGGCCGTCGTTGGAGACCTTGATATTGACCGTCCAGCCGCCGGAGGGGTTCTCGCCCCACACGCGAGTGATGACGGCGGGGGCAACGTCAGCCCCGTTGTTCTTGGCGGGGTCAACGATGGCGATGACCGCCCGCGCCAGACTGGGCTGCTGCTGCTGCATCGATGGCTCACTTTCCATTCGGGGTCTCCAAGATCCTAACGCTGGGGGAGGCTCATGCCATCGACCCCGACGAGGCGTAGGCAC